ATCCCCGGCAACGACTACACCGCCGCGTACAACCGCATCATCGTCTCGTTCAACAACACGGCGATGAAGTCCGGCGTTCTTGGAACCTAATAAGGAGTAGGATCAATGGCTGTTAATCTTTCAGCGATCAAAGATCTTCTCCTCCCCGGCCTCCGGGGCGTTGAAGGTCAGTACGAGCAGATCCCGTCGCAGTACGACAAGATCTTCACCAAGCACGACTCCAAGATGGCTCTGGAGCGCACCGCTGAGATGCGCTTTTTGGGCTACGCCCAGCTCAAGACCGAAGGCGGCCAGACCGCGTTCGACAACGGCGCTGGCGAGCGTTTCGTGTACAATCAGGAGCACACGGAAATCGGCCTTGGCTATGCGATCACTCGCAAAGCCATCGACGACAACCTCTACAAGAGCCAGTTTGCTCCCTCCAACCTCGGCCTGACGCAGTCCTTTGCCCAGACCAAGGAAATCTACGGCGCCAACATCCTCAATACCGCGACAACCTACAACGCGGCGGTTGGTGGTGACGGCGTGTCGCTCGTCAACTCGGCCCACCCGATTGATGGCACGACGATCTCGAACTACACCACCAACGACCTCAACGAGAGCACGTTGCTGGCTGGCATGATCGCCATCCGCACGAACTTCCGTGATCAGGCCGGTCTGAAGGTGTTTGCTCGCGGTCGCCGTCTGGTGATCCCGCCCGCTCTTGAGCCGGTCGCGATCCGCCTGACGAAGACCGAACTGCGCCCCGGCACGGCAGATAATGACGTGAACGCTATCATGTCCACTGCGGGAGGTCTCCCGGAGGGTTACATGGTTAACGATTACCTTACGTCTGCCCGCGCATGGTTCCTGTTGACTAACATTGATGGCCTTTCCTATATGGAACGTATCAAGTTTGAAACAGACATGCAGGTTGACTTCACGACTGACAACCTGTTGGTCAAGGGCTACGAGCGGTACAGCTTCGGCTACTACAACTGGCGCGCTATCTACGGTGCGTTCCCGACCTAAGCCATTGGGGCGGGGCTTCGGTCCCGCCCTTCTTTCTAGGCATCCGATCACGCAGACCGGCCTAGCGGACGCTGCACAGACGGCGTGATCTCATCGTGCAGGAGACCCATCATGGGGATTGTAACCTTCACTGGCCCTATCAAGGCTGGCGATGTCCTTGACACCACCGGCACTACGCCCGGCACCATCAAGAACGTCGGCTTCGTAGCTATGGCGCAGACTGCGTCCATCACGCAGGCTGGCACTGCCTCGGCCTACGCCACGTCTATCGTCATCCCGGCCAACAGCCACATCTTGAACGTCCAGTTCTTGGTGTCTACGGCTTGGAACGGCGCCGCCGCAACCATCAGCATCGGAACGAGCGCGACTTCCAACGAGCTTGTTTCTGCGCAGAGCCTCGGCACCATCGGGCAGACTTCTGCCGGTCCCGGCGCCAGCGCAACTCGCGTGGGCGTTTGGTCCAATGTCGGCACGTCTGACGTGATCATTTACGCTCTTTCCGCAAACACTGGCGCTGGCGTTGGCGATCTGATCGTCCGCTACATCCAAGCCGAAAACGCCTAAGCCATAGGAGGCTCACATGAAGGGTAAAGCTGCAAAGACTGGTGCTATGAAGCACACGGCCTACTCTGGCGGTAACAGCAATGTTGCTTCTGAGGCCATGAACACCAAGGACGCCTTCAAGAAGGGCGGCAAAGTGGGCATGAAGGCCGAGGGCGTTATGTCCTCCGCCCACGCCGGTCGCAAGCCCCGCAAGAGCGGCGGCAGCGTCATGTCTTCCGCTTCGGGCGCTGGTACGCCCCGTGGCAAGGCTTCGCACTACTAAGAGCGTCCTCCCCGTCTTGGTAGAGCAGCGGGGGCATTCGTGCCCCCGCATTCGCATGGAGGTCACGATGTCTGGTGCTTGGACACGCAAAGAGGGTAAAAATCCCAACGGCGGCTTGAACGCCAAGGGTCGCGCTTCGTTGAAGGCCGAGGGCCACGACATCAAGCGCCCGCAGCCTGAAGGCGGTTCTCGCAAGGACAGCTTCTGTGCTAGAATGACCGGCATGAAGCGCAAGCTGACGGGCTCCGCGAAGGCGGCAGATCCCAACAGCCGCATCAACAAGTCGCTCAGGAAGTGGGATTGCTGAGATGGAAAAGAAGCCTTTCTGGGAGAAAGATGCTCCCAAGGACGCGAAGGTGAAGCACCTGAACCGTAAACAGGTTCAGTCTGCCAAGGCTAACGCCCGCGCCGCAGGCCGTCCCTATCCCAACGCTGTTGACAATATTGCCGCAGCAAGAGCGGGCCAGAAGAAATGACGGGAGTTCTTGCTATCGCCTCTCTGAAACGATGCAATGGCTGCAATTCTGTTAAGCTCATAAGCGAGTTTTGGAAAAGCCAGAGCCTTTGCATTGAGTGTAGCAAGGAACGGCAGAAAAATAGATGGGGCAGCAGAACACCTAAGAAACGTCTGGAGCAACATTTGAAATATAAATACGATTTAACCGTTAAAGAACTCAATGATGCTCTTGAGGCTCAAAATGGCAATTGCGCTATTTGCGAAGAGGTTCTTCCTGATCTTTTAGTGTATAATAATAGGCGTCGTGGTTATGCAATTGACCACAATCACGAAACTGGAAAATTTAGGGGTATCCTTTGTTTGAAATGTAATTCAATGCTAGGAATGGCCCGTGACAGTCAAATTCTTTTAGAAAAAGCATCAGCTTATCTGAAAGAAAAAGGATCATACCATAATGCCGCTGCGGCTCGCAGCAAGGGGAAGTAACATGCAGCTTGGTAGCATCAGCCAAACGAACTCTGGCCGCAGCGCCATCCGCGTCGTGGACGACTTCCAGACGCCTTTTAATGTCGGCGTCGGCACCAAGGTCACCTCCGGCGCCCCCACGTTCAACATTGAGTATTCTCTTGATGATCCGAACGCTGACGGCTATTCGGCTGCGACGGCGACTTGGTATGTGGCCACGGGCTTCAGCGCCGCGACGACGTCTGTCGGCGGCGCCATCACGGTCCCCTGCCGCGCCATTTCGATCAACATCACCAGCGGGACCGGCGCAGTCACGGCCAACATCGTCCAAGCTGGCCCCGTCTAAGGGATAGAAGATGGCCACGAGCGGCACTTGGAACTTTAATCCGTCGCTCGGCGAGATCACGCTCTATGCGTACAATCTCATCGGGCTCAGGAACACGTCCCTGCTTCAGGAGCATCTGGAGGCGGCTCGCATGGCCGCCAACATGCTGTGCTCGAACTGGAGCAACAGAGGCGTCAACCTGTGGGCCGTGGATCTGGTCACCGAGCCGCTCGTCGCCGGGCAGGCGACTTATGACGTCGAACTCAACACCGTCACCATGCTCGACGCCTACATGGTCATCGACAATGGCAACGGACAGCCTATCGACCGCATCATCCTGCCGGTGAGCCGCACCGAATATGCGAGCTACCCAAACAAGGAGACGCAGGGCTTCACGACGACGTTCTGGTTTGACCGCCTGATCTCGCCGAACCCGACCGTCACTCTCTGGCCCGTCCCTGACGGAACGAGCGCGCAATATCTCAAGTATTATCGCGTCCGCCAGTTGCAGGACGCCAATCTGTCGAACGGGACGCAGGTCGAGATCCCCTATCTCTGGATGGAGGCTTTCGCCTATAATCTTGCGACCCGGCTGGCCATCATCTGGGCGCCGGATAAGGTCCAGCTCTTGAAGCCTATGGCCGACGAGGCCTACAACATTGCCGCCGAGCAGAACGTGGAAACGGCTGCGCAGTACATTTCACCCCAGATTTCGGGCTACTACAGGCCGTAAGGAGGCCCTATGGGATATGCCTCTCAAGCCGGTCGGGCCAGAACAAGCGCAACGTCGCCGCAGGCACATGCGATATGTGACCGCTGCGGCTTCCGCTACAACCATGTGGATCTCAAGTGGCAGTTTGACTGGGCTGGCGCCTCACTGATCAACAAGCGCCTGCTTGTCTGCAACCCCTGCTATGACACGCCGCAGGAGCAGCTCCGCGCCATCGTGATCCCCGCCGATCCCGTGCCGATCCAGAACCCGCGCATTCAGGACTTCGTCACGGCGGAGCAGAACACGCGCACGACCTCGGGGCAGAACACGGTCGATCCGATCACGGGCATTCCGGTGATCAGGGGCGCCACGCGCATCACGCAGACTTACCAGACCCGCGTCACGCAGCAAACTGGCGAGCCGCCGGGCGGCCTCAACACGCAGCCGGGCACTGATCCTAATGCTCCCGGTGACAACGATCCGGGCTTGCCTTATGCTAATACGACCGTTCCGCAGACAGGACCGCTGACATGAGCGTCTCACAGATCCCGAACCTCACACCGGCCACTGCGCTCAACGGGAGCGAACAGCTTGAGGCAGTTCAGGCCGGTTCCAGCGTCCGGGTCACAGCCGCTCAAATCGCCACCTATACACAGGCCCAGTACCCGGTCTCGACGATTACTTCCGTCACGGCCACGTCGCCCCTGTCATCGACCACGGTCAGCAACGCCGTCACCATTTCGCTGCCCCTGAACAGCGTGACCAATGCCTACCTCGCGGCAATGCCCAACAATACAATCATGGGCAATTTCACGGGCGGCTCCTCCCAGCCGGTCTACTCGACCGTCAGCACCGCCCTCGACAGCATTGGCTCGGCGCAGGGCGGCCTCCTGTACCGTGGCGCGTCCGACTGGTTGCAGCTTGGCGCTGGCCCACTAGGCTATGTCCTGACCGGCGCCGGTGCGGGTGGCGCCCCCACTTGGACAAACCTCAGCCTTGGCTCGATGGCCACGCAGAACGCCAACGCAGTCGCCATCACGGGCGGCACGATCAGCGGCGTGGCGATTTCTACCTCAACGATCAATCAGACGCCCATCGGGGCCACGACGCCCTCCACGGGAGCGTTCACGGATCTGTCCGCCAGTGGCACGGTGACGCTCGGCACGATTTCGGGCGGGACGTGGCAGGGCACCCCGATTGCGGTGGCCTATGGTGGCACCGGGGCCTCAACAGCCTCTGGAGCCCGCACAAACCTCGGCGCGGCGGCTTCTGGCGCCAATAGCGACATCACCAGCCTGTCTGGCCTCACGACGCCCCTGTCGGCCCCGCAGGGCGGCACAGGCTTCGCTTCCTACACGACCGGCGACATCCTTTACGCCGACAGCTCTTCGACGCTTGCGCGCCTCAATGACGTCGCCACCGGCAACGCCCTCATCTCCGGCGGCGTGGGCGCCACGCCCTCGTGGGGCAAGATCGGCCTCACCACGCACGTCTCGGGCACCCTCGGCGTCGCCAACGGCGGTACTGGCGCGACGAGCCTGACAGGCTACCTCGTTGGCAACGGCGTCGGCGCCTTCACCGCCGTGTCCACGATCCCGAACGCTGGCCTGACCAACAGCACCGTCACCATTGGTAGCACTACTGTGGCGCTGGGCGCCACCACCTCGACACTCGCAGGGCTGACAACTGTCACCCTGACGCAGGACCCGACTGCGGCCCTTGAAGCGTCCACCAAGCAATATGTGGACAATCAGGTCGCCACAGTTTCGAACACGACCTACCACACTCAATCAAGCTACGCGACGACCGCTGATCTTGGCTCTGTCACCTATAGCAACGGCACTGGCGGCGTTAACGCGACTATTACTCAATCCGGGGCGGCGTCTGTCCTTGTCGTTGATGGCTACACGTTCCTCGCCTCTGACGTTACGAACGCCACTCGTGTCCTTGTCAAAGACCAGTCCTCTGGCCTCCAGAACGGCATTTATGTTGTCACCAATCAGGGATCGGGCTCCGCAAATTGGCAATTGACCCGCGCCGCCGACTTCAACACGGTCGGCACCGGACCCAATTACATTGAGACGGGCGCGGCTACTTTTGTCACTAGCGGCTCGGTAAACGCCTCGACCGGCTGGGTGATGACCACCACCGGCACCATCACGGTGGGGTCCACGGCCCTCACTTGGGCGCAGACCTCGTCCTCGTCCAGCGTCACGGTCACCGCGCCCCTGAACAAGGTCGGCTCTGTCATCAGCCTCAACACGGTCACTGTGCCTTTCGGCGGCACGGGCCTGACGACTCTGACGCAGTATGGCGTCATGCTCGGCAACGGCACTGGCAACGTCGCCTTCGCCTCGCCCGGCACGAGCGGTTATGCGCTGCTTTCGAATGGCGCGAGCGCCAATCCGTCTTTTGGGCAACTCTCCCTGACCGCTGGCGTGACCGGGACGCTGCCCGTCGCCAACGGCGGCACCGGCACCTCCACCGCCTTTACGGCGGGCTCTGTGGTCTTCGCTGGGCCGTCTGGCACCTATGCGCAGGACAATGCGCACCTGTTCTGGGACGACACCAACAACCGCCTCGGCATCAACTCGGCTGTTCCCAATGCGAACATGACGATTGTGTCGAACACGCAGACGGCGGCGGTGCCCTCGGCGGCGTCCCTGCCTGCGGGCACTGACCTCTACATCATGGGCGCGAATGCGGCCAACACCCGCATCACGCAGGACGCCTACGGAACGGGCAACTACGCCGCCTACACGGGCCGTCAGGCTCGCGGCACTGGCGCTGCCCCCACAGCCTCCCAGACCGACGACATCCTCGTCGAGGTCACCGGGCGCGGCTACGGCGCGACGGGCTTCTCCAGCAACTCAGTCGTTCGCATCGACATGGAGGCGGCGGAGGCCTTCACCGACACGGCGCAAGGGACGTATATGTCGTTCCATACGACTGCGCTTGGTGCGACTAGCCCGGTCGAGCGGTTCAGGATTGGGCCGTCCGGGCAGCTCGGCATCGGCGGCGCCACCTACGGCACCAGCGGCTACGTCCTGACCTCTGCGGGCGCGTCTGCGGCCCCCACATGGTCGCAGGTGAGCGCCACGAGCCTCTCGGGCGTCCTCCCCGTCGCCAACGGCGGCACGAACATCTCGTCTTACACCATCGGCGATTTGATCTACGCTTCGGGCACGACGACCCTGTCCAAGCTGGCGGACGTGGCTACGGGCAACGCTCTCATCTCCGGGGGCGTCGGTGTTGCGCCCTCGTGGGGCAAGATCGACCTGACGACGCATGTGAGCGGCGTCCTGCCCATTGCCAATGGCGGCACCAATCTGTCCACGACCCCGACTGACGGCCAGCTCCTGATCGGCAGCACCGCAGGGGCGGGCTATACGCTCGCCGCGCTGACACAGGGCACCAACATCGCCATCACCAATGGCGCTGGGTCGATCAGCATCGCTACTTCTGGATCGCCCTCCTTCGCCACTTCCGTGACGACGCCGATTGTTTACGGCGGAACGGCTGCCTCGTCTTCCTTGACGCTGCAATCCACTTCCGGCGTCGGCACCAGCGACAGCATCCTCTTCAAGGTTGGCAACGCTGGCGCTACGACCGCGATGACGATCAATACGTCCGGCAACGTGGGGATTGGAACTGGTTCGCCTAGCAGCAAATTAGAAGTCTTAAATGCTGGAGACTCTATTGTCACAATCACTGGGAATACCGCTTCAGGAAATGTTGCAGCGGTAGATTTTAAGCGAACTGGTGGCACAGTTAACGCGTCTATCCGCAGCCAATCTGTTGGAAGCAATGACGCTGGCGAAATTTTCTTTCAGACTAGGCCAAATGCAGGGTCTCTTACCGAACGTATGCGCATCGACTCCAGCGGCAACGTGGGGATTGGGGTTACTCCGCAAGCTTGGGTTTCTGGAACATATAAGGGCCTAGAAGTCAGCATTGGAAATGCGGCCAGCGTAAACATTGTTGGCGGCGATGCTTCAATTGCGTCTAATGCTTGGATCAGCGCCATAGGCACAAGCAAATATCTGTATAGCAGTGTCGGCGCTTCTAAGTATCAATTCTACAACGGGACGCATATTTGGTCTTACGCTGCTTCTGGAACAGCAGGAGGCACAATCTCTTGGTCAGAAGCAATGCGCATCGACGCCAGCGGCAGTTTGTTGGTGGGGGCAACGACACAAGCTTTTGCTGAAAAGTTTCAAGTTTACGGAAATTACTCTGTATTCAATAACGCTTCTTACACAGGCTTTATTGGGCAAGGTTCTTCTCTTGGAACTGCAACAGCTTCTGACTTTGCTATTCGCTCTTCAAATGCGCTTGCGTTTTTAAGTGGCGGCGCAACAGAACGTATGCGCATCGACGCCAGCGGCAACGTCAACATTGGCTCCAGCGCACCTGTGAACCCCGCATCGCTGTCAATCCTCAAGCAGACCACGGCGCTGTCAGGCACTACTAATAGCTTCGGAATTTACCTCTACCCGACATCCAGCGGCCTCTGCTACATTGACGCCATAACAAGCACTTCAGGAAATTCGTCCCTTGCCCTGCGCACCTATAATAACGGGACATATAGCCTCGTTAATATTGACTCAACCGGCAACCTCAACATCGCCACTTCAGGCGTGTCGGCGAAGCTCTACGTCAACGGCAACTCGGCCAGCAACATCTACGCCCTCACGGACGGCACGACTATTACGCCAGACTTCAGCACCGGCAACAACTTCTCGGTGACGCTGGGTGGCAACCGGACGCTCGCCAATCCGACGAACATGACTGTCGGCCAGTCCGGCATCATCTACGTCACGCAGGACGGCACGGGTAGCAGGACGCTCGCCTACGGCGCCTACTGGAAATTCCCCGGCGGCACCGCGCCGACCTTGACAACGACCGCCAGCGCGACTGATGCTCTCGTCTACACGGTGCGCACCTCGACGAGCATCACCGTCACCGCCATTCTGAACATCGGGTAACCCATGACCCTCCCGAACCAAGTCACGCCGCTCCTGCAAGCCTCCGGCGGTTATAACATCAACAACTCGCTGCGCTTTCGCTCGTCTGCAAGTGCTTACTTGAGTCGGACGTTTTTGAGTGGTGGCAGTCAATCAACTTGGACTTGGAGTGGCTGGGTAAAGCGTGGCGCGCTTGGCGCAACTCAAGTGCTTTTTGGCGCTTATTATCAGACGGGATACTATGAAGAAATTTATTTTGACTCTTCAGACAGGCTTGGGTTTTACAATATTTGGGGAACTGACAGCCAAAATATCGTAACGACTCAAGTCTTCCGTGACCCGTCCTCATGGTATCATATTGTTATTGCGATTAACCTTACGCAGGCTTCATACACAAATGGCGTAAAAATGTACGTTAATGGGGTCCAAATAACCTCATTCGTTACAACTGTATACACAAACTCCTTCAACGCTGGAGCGGTAGGCGGCGCCTACGCGCATTACATTGGAAAGGACGCTGCCTCGTCAACCAACTATCTTGACGCTTACCTTGCCGAAGTAAACGTCATCAATGCCCAGCAACTCACGCCCTCCAGCTTCGGCGCGTACAGCACCAATGGCGTCTGGCAACCCGCCCGCTACACCGGCAGCTATGGCACCAACGGCTTCTATCTGCCATTTAGCAGCACTTCCAGCGCCGAGACGCTCGCCTACGACTACTCCAATACCAACCCGGAATTGGTGTCGAACGGCATGTTCGTCAGCAACGTCACTGGGTGGACTGCGACGGGCGCTGGTAGCCCTTCGGTCACTTGGCTGTCCACTCATAACATCCGCGTTGCAAACTCTACCAACAACCTCGTTAGTGCTTATACGGCCATTACTACGGTCGTTGGGCAGACGTACTATGCGCAGGCATATCTTACGGCGGCGAGCATAGGCGGAACAGCTAGGACAATATCTCTCATCAAAGCGGATACCGCCGCCTATAACGGAACGAATGCCGTCACTCTTGCTTCGACAACGCAGGCCGGTGCGCCGACCGGCTTGCAGGGCACGTTTGTCGCGACTGCGACGACCACTTATATCGTCCTCTTTGTTGATGTTGTCGGCACCGGCACCACTGGCGCGGACTTTACGCAAGTGTCCGTCGCGCTTGGCGGGTACAAAAAGAACTGGAATCCTTTCAATATCAGCACCACCGCTGGCACGACCTACGACCCCATGCTGGACTCGCCGACGCTGACCAGCGCGACGGTGGCGAATTATGCGGTTCTGAACCCCATTGCGCCCACATCGGCAGGTACTGTTTCTGCCGCAAATTTGGTTCTTTCTGGAACAGCATCGACCGGGCAAAGACCCGCCACAATGGGTTTTTCCTCTGGAAAGTTTTACTGGGAAATCACTTCTAACTGGGACTCAACTCAAGGGTCAACGCAGATTGGTATATCAAAAGACACCGTAGCTTTAACTACATACCCCGGCCAATCCGCCGACTCCTATAGCATTTATATTGGCGGAAGCACGACAATATACACTTACAACAACGCGACAGCTACTGCGCGGGGAACAACTCCTACGTCTCCTGTTGTGCTGCAAGTTGCGGTTGACCTGACTAATAGCAAGGTCTGGTTTGGAATTAACAACACATGGGTCACTGGCAACCCCTCGACCGGCACATCGGCGACTTACACAATCACAAATGCGGGGACTTATCTCCCGTGCTTCAGGACTTCTGGCGGCACCAATACAACAACACAATACGTTAATTTTGGGCAGCAAGGTTTCGTGTACACACCGCCCACCGGCTTCGTCGCGCTGAATGCCTACAACCTCCCGACGCCCACCATCGCCAATGGCGCGACGGTCATGGCGGCGACGACGTATACGGGCAATGGCTCAACGCAGAGCATCCTCAACAGCAATAATACGACGACTTCCGTGTCGTTCCAGCCCGATCTGGTTTGGTTGAAGGCTCGCAATTCAGCGACCAGCAATTATCTTTTCGACGCAGTTCGTGGCGTGTCCAATTATTTGATTTCTGACTCAACCGCCGCAGAGGCCACCGCCGGAAACACGCTAACCGCATTTAATTCGAATGGGTTTTCGCTCAGTTCAAGTGCGGGTGTTAACTTCAACACCAACACTTACATTGCTTGGCAGTGGAAAGCAGGTGGTTCAACGTCCACCAACACCAGCGGAACCATCACCAGCACCGTGTCCGTGAACGCGACGGCTGGGTTTAGTGTGGTGACGTGGACTGGAACTGGAGCCTCCGGGGCGAGTGTTGGGCATGGACTTTCGACGCTCCCTCAATTCGTTATCATCAAGAAACGTAATGTCGCTGAAAATTGGTACGTCGCCGCCTATGCCACGCAGGGCTTAAATTATGCCTATCACTTGTTTTTAAACACTACCGGCGCTCTTTCCGCGAGCAATGACCCGTACTTGCTTAGCGGCCAATCATCGTTGACATCTTCCACACTGGCTCTTGCTGACGGCACATCAAACAATGGCGGCAATCAGAACGGGACTACTTATGTCGCTTATTGCTGGACGCCGATAAGTGGCTACTCCGCATTTGGCAGCTACACCGGCAATGGCAGCACTGACGGGCCGTTCATCTACACGGGCTTTAGGCCGCGCTGGGTGATGGTAAAAGGAACGGCAATAACAAGTTGGTATGTTTGGGACTCGTCTCGCGCTACATACAATGTCATGAATGAAACTTTGTACCCAAATCTTTCAAACGCAGAAAGTGGTTCCGGTGGAATTATTGATTTTCTTTCCAACGGGTTCAAACTGCGCACAACAGCCTCTGATCTTAATAGCTCGGGGGCTACGCAAATCTACGCCGCCTTCGCTGAAAATCCGTTCAAATACGCTCTAGCACGGTGATGACCATGTTCATGCTCAACGGCCAACCGCTCCCGCTCGACACGCCCTTCACGGCGGGCGACATTCAGTACCCGGCCAACTGGTTGCGGCTCACCTCTCTTGAGGAGAAGCTCGCCATCGGCATCACCGAAGTTGACGAGGCGCAGACTTGGTACGACGACCGTTTCTACTGGGGGCCGGGCAATCCAAAGGATCTCGACACGCTCAAGGCGAACTGGACCACCAACGTCAATCAGATCGCCTACACGCTCCTCGCCCCGTCCGACTGGATGGTGACGCGCAAGATCGAGACAGGCGCCGACATCCCCGCCGACTGGTCTGCGTACCGCGATCAGGTCCGCATTGACTGCGGCCTGAACAAGGATCTAATTACGCAGGCGACTGACGTCGAGGCTCTCGTGTCAGTCGTCACGGGCCTGAAGTGGCCCACAGATCCAAACTTCAGAGGGGTGTAAAATGGAACAGATCAGCGTGTCGATTACCTTGACTGTGGCGCAGTGGAATATCGTGATGACTGCGCTCGGGCAGCGCCCGTTCGCCGAGGTCGCCGACATCATCGCCAACATCAAGGCGCAGGCGGACGAGCAACTGGCCCCCAAGGCCGCTGACGAGCCCGTGCAGGCCGAATAAGGAGTGGCGGCGCTATGGACCAGTCAACCATCAACTTGGCCCTTAGCGCCGCTCTCGCCGTCGCCGGTTGGTTTGGCCGCCAGCTCTGGGAAGCCGTCCAAAAGCTGAAGGAAGACCTTCACCGCATTGAGGCCGATCTGCCCAAGTCCTACGTCCTCAAAGACGACATGGACAAGCGCATGGACCACATTGAGGACATGTTCAAGCGGATCTATGACAAGCTGGACGCGAAACAAGATAAATAGGGCGCTCCCATGAAAATGAGCCAAGGCGGCATCGACGCCCTCCTCAAGCCATTCGAAGGCTGCAAATTGTCGAGCTACCGTTGCCCGGCGAATGTGCTCACGATTGGCTACGGACACACGTCTGCGGCTGGCGCCCCCGAAGTCACCGAGGGCATGCGGATCACGCAGGGGCAGGCCAACACAATTCTCGCCTCAGACCTCATTAAATTTGAACAGGCCGTGTCCGCGCTCCTGAAGCAGCCGGTCACTCAGAACCAGTTCGATGTCCTTGTGGACTTTGCCTACAATGCTGGCGTCGGCGCGCTGCAATCTTCGACCCTCCTCAAGAAGGTCAACGCCGCGCAGTTCGATGACGTTCCGGCGGAATTGATGAAGTGGACCAAGGGTGGCCCCGAGAAAAAATCGCTCCCCGGCTTGGTCCGCCGCCGCCAAGCCGAGGGCGCGTGGTGGATTGCAGATGCTCCGAAGGATGAACAAGAACAACGCGCCAGTCCCGATCCTGTTCCTGCTCGAACAATGGCAGAGAGCAAGCAGGGTAATGCGGCGCTGGTCACGGCTGGCCTCGGGGGGCTTGGGGCGGCTAAGGAGGTGGTCGCGCAGGCGCAGGACGCGGCTGACGTGGCAACTCAATTCGCTACTCTTCTCCGCAATCCAAACTTCCTCATCATGGCCACAATCATTTGCCTCGGCGCTGCGATCTGGTATTGGCGCAGCAAGAACATGGAGAGGGACGGTGTTTAGTTTTCTCTTCACGCCCGTGGGTCGGTACGCCGCTCTGGCCGTTCTCGTGTTCGCCCTGATCGGCTTTGGCATTCACAAAATCAAACAGGACGCGGTGGCCGAACTTGAGGCCGCCGCCTTGGCCGATGCGCTCAGGAGAACTCAAAATGCGATCAATGCTGGCAGTGCTGTCGATGTTAGCCCTGAGCGGCTGCGCGATGACGATCCCAATGAGCGCAAATGACGACGCCGTCTGCGCCGTCTGGCGCGACGTCTCTTGGTCCAAAAAGGACACCGATCAAACGATTGCGGAGGTCAAGCAAAACAATGCGCGCCGCGAGGGGTGGTGTCACGGCTCGAAATAAATGGTATAAATCGGGCAACGCGGGGCTCCCATGACCACTGGCCTTACCTACTCCACCTACGTCGATCAGATCTCCACGATGGCCGTCGTGGCGTCCAGCGACGTCGCCTTTCAGGCCATCCTGCCCCAGATGATCACCTACGCCGAAAATCGGATGTACCGTGACATCAACTTCATGTTCACTTCGACGTCCCTGCACGGCGCCAGCTTCGTCCTGACGCCCGGCAACAGGAACCTCAATTTCAACATCAACCTGTCCTCGAACACGGACCCGGCGCAGGGCACATTCGTCGTCAGCGACCAGATCAATCTCCTGACGGACGCCAATGGTGACCCTGCGGCCACGACTGACCCAGACGCCTGCGTCCGCGTCCCGCTCTTGCCGACGACGAAAGAGTTCCTCGACGCCGTCTATGGCTCGTCCTTGAGCGCCAACCGAGGCCAGCCCAAGTATTTCGTGCCCTTCAACGAGACCCTCTTCTTCGTCGGGCCCGTGCCAGATCAGGCCTATCCGGTCGAGGTCGTTGGCACTTATCGTCCGAACTCGCTGGGCTATCTGCCCGCCGTCACCTCGGCGACGACCGGCGGCAATATCACCTTCGCCTCGGCGCACGGCCTGACGTCTGGCCAGACCGTCTGGGTGGCGGGCTTCTCGCCCTCGGGCTGGAATGGCGCGTACCAGATAACTGTGACCGGTTCCACGACCATCACGATCCCGATCACGGCCACGACCGCCACGACGATTGGCACGGTGGCGAATGGAGCCTCGACGACATTCATCAGCCTCTACCTGCCCGACGTCTTCATCATGGCCTCGATGATTTACATCAGCGCCTACCAGCGCAACTTTGGCCGCGCCAATGACGACCCGCAAATGGCCGTGACCTACGAGAGCCAGTATCAGGCCCTCCTGAAGAGCGCCCTCGTCGAGGAGGCCCGCAAACAGTTCGAGTCATCGGGCTGGTCGTCGCAGGGCCCCGCCACAGCCGCCACGCCATCGAGGGGCTAACCCATGCCCCACAGCTCGCTGAAGCTCATTCCCGGCGTCGATCAGAACCGGACCCTCGCCCTCAACGAGGCCGCGATCTCGATCACGAACCTGATCCGGTTCATCCCCGACCGGCAGGGTTTGGGGCTGGTGCAGAAGCTCGGCGGCTGGACCCAATTCTATCCCAGCTCAATTGGCTCAATCGTTCGCTGCCTGCTCGCGTGGGAAGACATCAACGGCAATGCGTGGCTGGCGTCCGGCGCCGAGGCGTCCCTTAGCGTCATCACGCAGGGCGGCCTTCGGACGATTACGCCTCAGACGACCGAGGCGGATGTCGCCGTCGCCGCCTCGACCACTCTCGGCAGTAGCACCGTCACAATCACGGCGTCTGGCAGCAATCTCGACGCCTACGACACGGTGGACATCCAGACGCAGATCAGCGTCGGTGGCCTGATCCTCTTCGGCGTCTACGCCGTCACGCCTGTCAGCACGAGCCAGTTCCAAATTCAGGCCGTTGACGCCCTCGGTGCCCCGGTCTATGCGACGTCAACTTCGACGACCGCGACCATCCCATCGTTCACTTTTGTCAGCGGCGCCTCCACTGTCAACGTGACGCTCGCCAATCACGGGTATCAGGTCGGCGATACGTTCCCGATCCTCGTCTCCACGACTGCCGGGACAATTACCCTCTTCGGCAATTACACAATCTCTGCCCTCGACCCCACGACGCCCGCTAACATCTTCACAATTTCGGCGGCGTCGTCAGCGACCACAACGCCGACTCTGTCGGCGACCGGCGCCGCTGGCGTGGCGACCCTGACCTATTCAACGTCCTACACGATCCCGGTCGGCAGCACGATTGTGGTCGCCAATGTTTTGCCTGCCGTATTTAACGGAACCTTTACGGTCACGGCGTCAGGTGCTGGGACGGTCTCCTATGCCATAGCCGCCGGAACATACGGCCCGCAAACGCAGGCAGGCACGATCTTCGTTCAAGTGGCGTCAGAAAACGGCGGCCTCGCCCAATACGTCTACTACAACGGAATTGGCCCCCTCGCGGCCAATTCGGGCTATGGCGTCGGCGGCTACGGGAGCGGTGGCTTTGGCTCCGGCATCCCGCCCTCATCCGGGACCGGGACGCCCATTAGTGTCGTGGACTGGACGCTCGACAACTGGGGCGAGACCCTCTTGTCGTGTCCCCTGATGATCCCTCCGGGCCAGCCGGTGACGGCAACGGCCTCGGGCGGCGGCATTTATCAGTGGTCGCCCACGACCAACAATCCGGTCGCTACGATCATCCCGACTGCGCCCGTACTCAACAGCGGCATCTTCGTCGCCATGCCTCAGCGGCAAATCATTGCTTGGGGCTCGACCTTCAACGGCATTCAGGACCAGCTCCTCTTGCGCTGGTGCGACGTTGATAATTATGGCGACTGGATCGCGCAGACGACCAATCAGGCCGGGTCCTTCCGCATCCCCAAGGGCTCGCGGATTGTGCAGTGCATCCAAGGCCCGCAACAGGGCCTGATCTGGACCGACCTCGGCGTCTGGGCCATGCAATACGTCGGCCAGCCCTATGTCTACCAATTCAACGAGCTTGGCACTGGCTGCGGCCTCATTGGCCGCAAGGCGGCGACTTCGGTCGGCGGCATCGTCTACTGGATGGGTCAGAGCCAGTTCTTCAGGCTGTCGCCCAACGGCGTCGAGACGGTGAAGTGCCCCGTGTGGGACGTCATTTTCCAAGACCTCGACACGGACAATCTCGACAAGATCCGCGTGGCCGCAAACTCCCAGTTCAACGAGATCGCTTGGTACTACCCGACCAATAGCAATGGCGGCGAGATCAACGCCTATGTGAAGTACAACATCACGCTCGACCAGTGGGACTTTGGCTCGCTGGCCCGTACGGCGTGGATCAATCAGAGCGTTCTTGGGCCGCCCATTGGCGCCGGTACGGACACCAATATCTACCAGCACGAGACCTCGCCCGACGCCAACGGCCAGCCCATCAACGCCAGCTTCGAGACCGGCTACTTCGCTTTGAGCGACGCGGACGTGAAGATGTTTGTCGATCAGGTCTGGCCCGACATGAAGTGGGGCTATTACGGCGGCGCCCAAAACGCCACGGTGAGTCTGACCTTCTACGCCACAGATTACCCCGGCCAGACCCCCACCGCCTATGGGCCCTTCTCATTGACGCAGGCCACGACCTTCGTTACGCCGAGAATGCGCGGGCGCCTTGTGTCGATCAAGGTCGAGAGCGATGACCTCGGCTCGTTCTGGCGCATAGGCAACATCCGCTACCGCGTCCAGCAAGATGGAAAGTACTGATGGCTAGTCTTGATGACATCCTCACTACGCAAAAAAACGGCGTCGTGGCGATCAACGGCCTGAACCGCATCCTTCAGGCCATCTCCGATAATATCGTTACAATTTCTGGATGGTCGGGGCCATCGGAAACATCTGCAACCGTCGCGACCTCACCTGTTTTGGTTATCGCTGGATCTGGCAAAATTTATGGTATTTCTGTTGTTGTTCACTCAGGCTCTTCAACCGCTTCAATTTATGACTCCGCGACAACTGGCGGCATCGCCGCAACCAATCTCCTGTATGTGACACCGTCATCTCCCGCAGGCTTCTATCCATTGGCCCTCACTTACTCCAACGGAATTGTCCTCGTGGGCGGTGCAGCGGGCTTGCAATTCTGCGTCTCATATAGCCCCAACCCATGAGGACGCCATGCCACTGACTAAGGGTTCCTCGCAGGCCACGATCAGCCACAACATCGCCGAGATGGTCCACGCCGGTCACCCGCAGGCGCAGGCCGTCGCTGCGGCCCTCAACACCGCCCGCAACTCCAAGGCGGAGGGTGGCCCCATGCAGAAGCCCAAGGCCACTCCTGCGGCCTCCGGCGTCCACCTCGGCCCCATTCACAGCCCCGTGGCCGGGCGCACCGACCACCTCCCCATGAACGTGCCGTCGGGCGCCTACGTCATCCCCGCCGACATCGTGTCGTCACTGGGCGAGGGCAACACGATGGCGGGCTTCCGGGCCGTCAAACACATGTTCCGTGGCGCCCCCAAGGGCTCATACGCCGAGGGCGGCATCACCGGGGCGCCCGTCGGAGAACCCGTCCCTATTGTCGCCGCCGGTGGAGAATACGTCCTCTCGCCCGACGAAGTGATCTGGGCGGGCGGCGGAGACATTGACGCGGGCCACCGTGCGCTCGACAAGTGGATCACGGACACGCGCAAGGAACTGATCGACACGCTCAAGAAGCTGCCGGGTCCGAAGAAAGACTGAGGGGGATCTCAATGTCTGACGAACTGAAAGTATGGGTCGGTAAACCAGAAGACGTCCACGACATGATGGACTTGGCGATGGCCGCCTGCGACGAGAACGGATTTGTGGAGCCAAACCCCATCCGTCTCCTGCACGAGATCTGGCCCGCCCTGAACCGCGACCGGGGCATTATGGGCATCGTCGGGGTTCCCGGCGAGAAGCCGCAGGGGGCCATCCTTTTGAGGATTGGCAACATCTGGTATAGTGACCAAGACATGCTGGAAGAGCGCGCCGTCTTCATCCACCCGGACTTCAGGGCCGCGAAGGGTGGGCGCGCTAGGAAACTGTGCGAGTTCGCGAAGAAAGTGGCCGATGAGCTTAAAATGCCCCTCACCATTGGCGTCCTGTCCAGTCAGCGAACGGCTGGCAAGGTCCGCATGTATGAGCGCATTTTCGGCCAACCGTCGGGCGCCTACTTCCTCTATGGCGTCCAAACTGGCGAGTGGAAACACGCCGCTGAATAAAGTCGAGGTATAATATGGGCGGCGGCGGCAAGACACAACAGACCACACAGAAGACCGAGATCCCACCGGAGGTCATGGCGCGCTACAACGCCGTCAATGCCCGCGCCGAGACGGTCGCCAATACGCCCTTCCAGCAATACAGCCAGAACCCGAACGCCTTCGTGGCTCCCCTGACGGCCACGCAACAGGCGGGCATCCAGAACGTCAATGCAATGGCCGGGGCCGCGCAGCCCTACTATGGCGCCGCCGCCGCCCTGACAGGCCTCGGCGCGCAGGGCGTCACCCCCGGCAATCTTAACGTCGGTCAATACTACAACCCCTACACGCAGGCCGTCGCCGCGCCGACCCTTCAGGCCCTGCAACAGCAACAGGCCACAGAACGCTCCGGCCTGATGAACCCGCAGTCAATGCGCTCCTATGGCGGCGACCGCTCGGGCATCGTGGCGGCCAATCTGGCCCGCCAACAGGCGCTCGGCACGTCGCAGGCGATGGCCCCGATTTACCAACAGGCCTACAATCAGGCCCTCCAGACGGCCATTCAGCAACAGGGCTTGGGCCTGACGGCGGAGCAGGCCAATCTCCAGCGCCTCATGTCCGCTGGCGCCCAGTTTGGGGCGCTCGGCACGGGCGCTCAGGCGGCGGGCCTCGCCGGTGCGCAGGCCCAATTGGGCGCTGGCGCCACCGAGCAGCAAACCCAACAGGCTGGCTTGCAGGCGCTCTACAACCAGTTCCAACAAGAGCGCGCCTACCCCATTCAGATGGCGCAGATGCTGGCGGGCATCGCCGAGGGCACCGGCCCCATCTCTGGCCAGACGGTCACCGGGACGCAGCCCGCCGGGTTCTTCTCGGACGAGCGCCTCAAGGAAAACGTCCAGCGCGTCGGCGAGACGGACGACGGCCAGCCGATCTACCGCTACAACTACAAGGGCGATCACCGCACCCAGATCGGCCTCTTGGCGCAGGACGTCGAGAAGCACCACCCCGAGGCCGTGGGCCTCGCGGGCGGCTACAAGACCGTGGACTACAAGAAGGCCACCGACGACGCCATTCACAAGGACGACGGTGGCCCCGTGCAGGGCGATCAGGCCATGCCCATTGGCGGAGAGAAGTGGGACATTGCGGGCCCGACCGCCAAGCGCAGCGCGCTGCCCATCGGCCTTCAGGGGCTCGGCGCCGTCCACAAGTTCGCCGGGTCCGAGGGCCTGCCGATCATGGCGCAGGCCTATGACGTCAGCGGCATGATGGCGCCCAAGGCCACGGGCCTGACGCTCGGCGCCCTTGAGGGAATGCGCGCCCAACGCGCCAGTCTGCCCGGCAGCGGCCCCGGAGGCGACCCCGCCTACCGCGACTGGCTGATGAAGGACTTGGACACCAAAATCGCTGCGGCTGGCGGACAGCCCGTGCAAATGGCCAGCGCCGCGCCCAACTTGAGCGCCACTCCCTACACTGAGAGCTTCAGCGCGGGCGGACTGGCCGACGGCGAGCGTCACGGTTTCAACGGCGAGATGGGCAGCTACGTCAATCCGGCCATCGCCTACTATCAACAGATGGCGGCGAAGGGGCTCGCTGGCCCGTATGGTTACGCCATGCAGCCCCGCAGCGGCTCGACTGGTCTGCCCAAGCAAGAAAACATTATGAAGCAACAGCCTTCTGGGCTGGCCCAGACAATCAGCGCGGCTGAAACGGGCTCCAAACTGGCTGGCTTGGGAAAATCGGCGTGGGAAAATCGGCCCGACTTTGCAAAGTCGCAGGCGACCCTTGATCAAGAAAAAACACTCGCGCGGGCGCAAGAGGCTGATCGCCTCCTTAAAATCAAACAGGCCGAAGACGCGGGCCTCCTCTCAAGGGCCGCGCACGGCGGGTTGATCCGTGGCCACTACGATGGCAGCGACGGCAGCTATGTCATGCCCTATGCGGGCGACAAGGACGAAGACCCCTTGGCCAAGGCTGCGGCCATCAAGCACGAGCCCTCCAAGGGCCTCCAGCCCGCCTCGTTGCCCAGCTCGTCAGGCCCATCGCCCGCGTCTAAGCTCCTCTCCGCAGGCTCTGCCCTTCAGGGCGCCTCCAAAATACCCGGCCTTCTGGGCGGGGCCGGAGAGGCCGCAGCCACCGCTGCGGGCGCTGGTGAGGCTGCGGCGGGCCTCGGGGCGGCTGGCGCCGCCGCTGAGGGCGCGGGGCTCATGGGCGCTCTTGGGGGCGCTGGCGCTGGCCTAATGGCCGCCGCGCCCGTCGCTCTGCCGTTGCTGGGTCTGGCCACATTGTTCGCGGCCAAGGGTGGCCGCATTGAGGCCCGCCACGGGTACGCGAATGAGGGATTTGTCCGCAAGTCGCCTGAAGAAATTGAGGCATTGATCAAGGAGTGGATGCCCAAGAACATTCAGGCCGAGAGTGGCGGGCGCAATGTTCCAAACGCCGCCGGTGCGAGCAGTGCGTTTGGCCCCGGTCAAATCACCAAGGGGACTTGGGAGGACATCATCAAGCACCCCGAGCTTCGCGACCTGACCCCGGCTGACCGCTTTAACGCCGAGGCGCAAATGCGCGCGATCCCGTATCACGCGCGCACACTCGCTGAAAAGATGCAGGCGAACGAGATCCCTGTGACGCCCGACGCCCTGACGCTCGGGTGGAAGCTGGGGGTGAGCGGTGGTCCTGCGTTCGCGAAGACGCTCGCCAAGAACCCTGACGTCCCGGCCCACACGCTGGCGTCACCGGCGGCGGTGGAGGCAAACCCGACTTGGTTCTTTGACGCAAAGGGTAACCCGCGCACTGCCGCCGAGGCCATGAAAGTCATGTCCGTCAATGGCGCTGGCGCCGGTGTCGCTGGCGGCAAGCCTCCCGCAGCCCGTGCCGCTGGCGTCGCTGGCGGCGCAGACCGCTCCCCGATCCAGCACCTCACTTCCGGCCTGTTCCCCGAGAGCATGAGCCCGAGCACCAAGGCGGCTCTGTCCTCCGAGAACCTCTGGGTTCCCGCGCTGGCTGGCATCGGCTCGATGCTGGCCTCACAGCGGCCCACTCTTGGCGGCGCCATTGGCGAGGGCCTTGTGGGCGGCGCGAGCGCCTACACAAGCTTGCAGAAGCAACAGGCGGACATTGAGAAGGCGAAGGCGGAGACGGGCCTCACGAAGGCCCAGACGACACGCGCCCGCATCTTCATTGAGCCCACAACCAACACGCGCCTGTTCTTCTACAGTGACCCCAAGACGGGCGAGGAGCGCGCCATCCGCCTGTCCGAGGCTCTGGACCGTATTGAGAAGGGCGAGACCTTCGGCCTTGAACCGGGCAGAATTGCCGAAATTCGGCAAGAAGCCGCCGGGTATGGCGAGGGCGCCAAGAAGACTGAGGGGGCAGTCAAGCGTGAGCCGGGCGCTCCCGCGCCCGATCAGACCACAACCACCACCGCAAAGACGGAAGAAAGGCCCGCTCCCGCCGCTCCTGAAGCCCCCGGCGCACCCCCAGCGGCTACGACTACGCCCGCCGCCGCTCCCGGACAATTGAGCGAGGAAGACGTCAAGCTTGCCGCTAAATGGCGCGAAGAGTCGAAGGATAAGGCTCCGGCTTGGCATGCGGAAAACAAGGACATCTACACGCCACAGCAAGAGGCTGCGAAGGGCGCGTCTGAGTTCAAGTCGCAATTCATGCCTATGGCAGCTTCTTTGGCCGGAGCGCCTCGCACCGGCCCGCTGGCGCCCGGCCCCCTGCGCGACATTTTTGTGCCGCTCGGGCGGTATCTCGACAACATCGCCAGAGTTCTTCAATTCAATGAAGGGCCGTTTGATGCTGCAAAATTGGCTGACGCTGAAGAGGCTCGCAAGTACGTCAGTCGCCTGCGCGAAGTCGCAGTGGACAAAAAAGACTACAAAGCTGTCAGCGCATTGGACGCCATTGGAAAGGGCTATGTGTCTGATGCCAATTCAGCCAAAGGCATCGCCAAGCTCCTCGCCGGTATGAGCGTTGAAACCCAGCGCGAAATCGACAAGAACGACTACTTCCAAGCGTTTAAGGACCGGGCCGAGAGTGGCACAAAAGACGCCATTTCTGCGAACAGGAGCGGGTCTTGGGCGGACCTAAACGCCCGCTTCGACAAAACCCGCGACCCCATCTATCAAGACGACAAGAAGGCCTTGGAGCGCATGTACCTCGAAGGCATTCCCGTCAAAGAGGACGGCAAGCAGTTCTGGCTTTCCCGTGATGGCAAGAAGGTCAGTCGGGAGGACATCGCCGCTGGCAGGGCGCAGCCAATGACTGTCGGCGAGTGGCTCCTGCGCGACGGCGCCAAACTGTCTGACGCGGAGAAGAAGTGGGTCGTCAGCCACTACGGGCCGCGCTCGCTGCGCTACTTCGGACTTGGGGGCTAATATGGCGGAACTCGACCTCGGCACCCCCTACGATCCGTTTGGGCCAGAGCCCAAAAAGCAGGAGCCGTTCTCGTTTGATCTGGGAGCGGCCCCAGCCGCCATCCCCGAAATTCCTGTCGGGGAGGCCGTCCACGCCCAAGTGGTCCGCCCCCTGACGCCTCGGCGCATGGGCGACGTCCTCGAAAAGAAAATGTTGCCCGCGATTGAGGGCGAGCAGAAGCGGGCCGAGGACGAGCGCCTGAGCAAGCTGGCGGGCGCCAAAATGGAACTCGGCCACATGGAGCCGTGGATGCAGAAGGCTCTGGCGGCCTCTGGCTCCGCAGCCGACGCCATGACCGCTGGCGTGTTCCCCTACATCCCCGCCGCCCTCGCCAAGGGCGCTGGCAAACTCGGCATTTCCGGCTACGAGCGTTACGCCGACATGCCGCTCGTTGAGGCCAAAAAGGAGGCCGAGCGCAAGGTGGCGGCGGCCAGCACCATTGAGCCCGGCTACGGGGCTGCGGGCACCGCTGGCGGCATCCTGCTCGGCGCAAAGACTTTGCCCGCCGTGGGGACACAATATGGCCCTGCGGTCTCTGGCGGCCTCACTGGGGGCGTATATGGCGGCATTTCCGGTGGCGCGGCGGAGGGCGACATTGGTGACGCCGTGAAGGGCGCCGTCGTTGGAACCCTTGGCGGCGCCGTGGCGGCCCCCATTCTTGAGCGGGCCACGTCCGGCATCACTCGCCTTTTGTTTGGCGGAAAGCCCGTCGTGGACCGGTCGGGAGCACTCACTGACGAGGCAATGGCCGCTGCGCGGGCTGCGGGCCTCACTGATCAGGAGATCGCCACACTGGCCCCGCAACTGCGCCAGACCTTTGAACAGCGCGGAGTGACGCCCGCAGCCGCCGCAGAGGCGCCCTTCCGTGAGTTCGGCATCACGCCCAAGCGCGGCATGGTCACCGGCGAGGCGGCACAGTTGGAGCGCGAGGCCCAGCACGGCAACTACGCGCCGCAGGCCCAACAAGCGGCGGAGGCCGCCCAGACGGTCGCCGGTGGCGCGCAGCCGTCCGTCAGGGACGCCGTGACCGCCGCCGTCGAGGCTGGCAATCGCGAGGCGGACGCCCTGCGCCGCGCCTATGGGCAGGCCTACGCCGTGGCCGAGAACACGCCCGGCACATTTACCCGTGAGTCCATCTCCAATCTTGGCGACAAGATCATGCAGGGGCTCGCGGTTGATCCAAGGAACTTGTCCATCGTCGGGAACGACGCCGCGCGGGCCGCAGCCTCAAAGCTGGACACCGTGCTCGGCGCTCCCATTCAAGTAGCGCCCGGCGTGTCTGTGATCCACCGGACGTTTCAGGGCGTCGAGGCGGGCCGCAAGCTTCTCAATGAGGCGCTCGGGGCAGCGACAAGCGACGCCGACCGCCGGGCCGTCCGTCGTTTGATTGACGAGTTTGACCGGCGGATCGAACAGAACATCAACAACGGCGCCTTCTCGGGCAACCCGAATGTTGTCAATGACTGGCGCAACGCCCGCAGGCTTTATGCCGAATATCAGGGCCGCTTTGGCATCAGAAAGACCGGCGAGGACGCGGGCAGGCTGATGCGCAGCGTCCTCGACGGGACAAAGAGCGCCGACGACGTCGGCAACGCCATGTTTAATTTCGCCTCCTCGGGCGACGCGGATCTGAAGCGGCAGGCCATCAAGACCATGCTGCAACTGCGCCGGGCGCTCGGCCCCAACTCCCCGGAGTTGGACACGATCAAGCGGTCCTACATGCAGCAAGTGATGACGCCGCGCATGCCGACAGCGGTGGGCGAAGCGGCCACTGGGGCTGGTGACTTCGCCCGTGTGGCGGCCAACATTGACCAAATGTTGACCGGCAAAGGGGCTGAGTTCTCTCGCCGCTTCCTGACGCCCGCCGAGCGCGGCGCCATGACCCGCTACGCCGATGTCATGCGCCGTGCGGGCCAGATGCCGCCAGAGGAAGCGGCGAGCCGTTTGGGCTTTTGGGGAAATGCTGCGCTCGCCGCCGCGCCTTCAGTCGTTGGCGTGGCCATGACGCAGCTCGCTGAAATTGACCCCAAACTTGCCGCCGTCCTCAGCGCGGTTGGGTCCATTCCCGGCGGCGTCCGCATGATCAAGGGCACTGCGCCGGTCCAGACTTACCTCGCCAATCGCCCGCCCGCGAACGTGGCCCGTCCTTATCGCTTCCCCGCAGGGCGCACGGCGCTACCCCTCGCCGCGACTGCGGAGCCAAGCCTTGAGGAAAATGTTAAGGACATTGGTGGCCAGCTCAGAGATGCCTACTCTGACCGCCCGTTGACTATTCGAGGCCCCGGCAACCGCGAGGGCCGCGCCACTGGCGGCGCCGTCAACCTCATGGCATTGTCCAAGGCCGCGAAAAAGCAGGTCACCCAAAGCACCGAGGCCCTTCTGAACGAGAGCGACGACACGGTCGCCCGCGCTCTGGAAGTCGCCAACAAGCACATCTGAGGAGCCCTCGATGCCCAACTATACGCCCAACAAGAAGATCGAAAAGCCCATCTACAACGAGTACGCCTCGAACCCCACGGGCTGGTCTGGGCCAATCAACTCCGACTGGGACATCATCGACGCGGCCTTGGGCGGCGTCCTGTCCCTCAGTGCGGTGGGCTCGGTCGGCACCGTCGCCCTGTCGATCACGCAGACCCAGAGCCTGATTATCAACATCACGGGCGCGATGACCGGCAACGCCGTCTATACGCTGCCTTTGAACGCCGCATCCACTGGCATCGTGGGCGGGAGCTGGATCGTTTACAATAATACCAGCGGCGCCTTCACCGTCACTTTCTCGCCCGTCAGTGGCGGCGGCTCCTCAGTGTCAGTCGCGCAGGGAACGCGCTCCTTCATTTATTCGGACGGCACCAACATCGCCGCCGTGACTTCGGCGGCTGGCACCAGCGGTCAGGTCATCTACAACTCGGCCAACGTCCTGACCGGCTCGTCCAACCTGACGTTCAACGGCACGACGCTGACGGCGAATGCAGTCACCGTGACTGCCACTATGGCGGCCAATGCCATAACTTCCAGCACGACCATCGCGGCGACGACCGCCATCACCGCAGGCACCACCATCACTGCCGCTGGCAACATTACGGCCTTCTCTGACCGCAGCCTGAAGCGCGACATCCAGACGATTGAGCATGCGCTCGGCCTCGTCAAAAAAATGCGCGGCGTGACGTTCGAGATGATCAACACCGGCCAGCCCGGCATCGGCGTCGTCGCGCAGGAAGTGCAAGAGGTTGTGCCGCAGGTCGTGCAGGACAACAATGGCGTCCTGTCCGTCGCCTACGGCAATCTCGTGGGCGTCCTGATTGAGGCCGTCAAGGAACTGGCCGCTCGGGTCGAGGCTCTGGAGAGCAAGTAATGACACTCCCCACTGGCGCCATCAGCTTTTCGGACATCAATACCGAGCTTGGGTTGCAGGCGACCGCGCCCCTCACGCTGGACGCCAATCTGGTGCGCCGAGTGGCGTCTGCGGGGAACACGGGCGTCCAGACGACGTCTGGCACGACTATCGCCATGAACCAGCTTCAGGGCCACGCCTACGCTCAATACCAAAACGGCGGGACGGTCGCTGACGTCAATCTTGTCTCGGCGTTTACCAGCTCGGGGCATTACGCGGCTGGCAAGACCTATGGCGTCGTGACCAACAGCGGGACGATTGGCGCGAGCAGCACAGGCGCATACGCCCTCAACGCATCGTTCTCCAATGGCGACATTCTCGTTATTCAAAATTCCGGCTACATTGTCGGCGCTGGCGGCGACGGTGGCCACGGCGCCTTTACCCTTCAGGGCGGCTTCAACGGCGGAAATGCGATTTACGCTATCGGCCAAGGGCAGGCCTTCATCCAAATGCAAAACTCCGGCGTGATCGGGAGCGGCGGCGGCGGGGGCAGTGGCGGCAATTGGGCGCAGGACACGCAGAACCAAAATCGCTGGCCCATACCCGGTGGCGGAGGCGGCGGTGGCGCTGGCTACGTTGGCGGAGCAGGCGGCGCCGCCGGGCAGACAGGATATTATGGGGCCGCGAACGGTCAGGCTGGCAGCGTCAGCAGCGGAGGGTCTGGTGGCAGTGGCGGTGGCCAAGGCGCGCAGGCAGGCGCCAGTGGCGGCTCGCTTGGAAATTACGGAAGCTCGGCGGGCTCAAGCGGTGGCGCCCCCGGTTATTCAGTGGTTGGGTCCAACTGGTTTGTTGGCGGGGTGTCCGGCACAGTGTATGGTTCGACCACGACTAGCTGACCGAGGGGGTCAATATGCAGTGGTTTGAGGATGTCCTCTCCGAGGACGATTACGCTTATGTCGTCGCCAAAACCCTTCACGGGAACGAGTGGAAGTTCAGCGGCTTCAGCAAACTGAGCCCGGCGCAGATCCAGTTCTGGTATATGGACCTTTCCGCAGATCCTTTTTTCCACGACAAATTTCTCCTTCGGATTGAAGAACTGACCGGCAAGAAGTTTGAGATTGAGCGCGTCTACGCCAATGGCCAGACGCACGGCCTCCCCGGCGACGCCCATACAGACGTTGACCCCGAGACTTATGCGCCAGAGCTTTACAAGACCTTCGTCTTCTATGTGAACCCCGAGTGGGACGTCAGGTGGGGCGGCCAGACTGTTGTGTTTGAGGACGGCCAGACCCACACGGCCTATCCAAAACGGAACTGCGCATGCATGTTCAACAGCACCCTCTATCACTTTGGCGCTGATCCATCGCGCTTTTGTACCGATCTGCGCGTCACCGTCGCCTTCAAGTTGAAGGAGATCCTGTAATGGAGATCCTTAAAACGCCGCACCCCTACTACCTACTCGTGCGAAACTTCTACACCGATGAGGAACAGGCCCTGATCTGGCAAGAGCTGGAGTTCTTGACGCACAAGCACAAGCTCCAGCCACCGCAGGCCACCGGCCAGCTCAATCCGATGATGAAGAAGAACAGGGGCGTCTTCCTCGACAACATCTATGCCGACCGTTCGATGTCAAACATCCTGAAGGTCAACCGGAAAATTTTCTCGGCGCCCGTGTTCAAGGCTTTTGCGGATCTGCACCCGCTCACCAAGTGCATCAATGCGGTGAACGCAGACACGACCTTGTTGAGCTATTACGAGGCCACGGATCACTACAAACCGCACTCGGATACAGCGACGGTCACCGCGCTCTCTTGGCATTTCAAAGAGCCACGGAATTTCGAGGGCGGCGATCTGGTCTTCTCGGACCTCGACGAAACAATTTTGGTCGAGAACAATATGTTGATCATCTTCCCGTCCTGCCTGCGCCACGGCGTCACGCAAGTCAAAATGAAGGACGGCGTCGAGCCGTGGAAGGGCCTCGGGCGCTATTGCCTGAGCAGCTTTATGAATATCAAGTGAGCGGCTTGGTCTTGATGTAGCACAGGCTGTAGTGGGTCTGGCAGTAGGAGCCCTTGGCCGTCTGGCTCCCACAAAAAATGGCCCCGACGTTTTCGTCGGAGCCAATTATGTAGCGGCACGAAAAGAGCCGAAGCTCCAATATCGTCACCCCTAATATGGGTTGACCCTCCCCCGACTGGGGAAGGGCCTCCTTGCATGATGAGCTGAGATCATCCATGATCATGTCGCGCCTGTGGGTTCCACCTGAGTGACACAGGCGTTCGAGACGCACTTGCTCGCCCAAGGCCCCAAGCCGAGGGCGAGATTTTTTTCGTATCGACGGATGGCGTGGAGGACGGTCGTGTGGTCCCGGTGGCCCATCAGGCGGCCAATCTGGCTCAGGGAAAAAGACAGCTCGGTCTTGAGCCGATAAGCCGCCTCCTGACGGCACAGCACATAGGTTGCGTCCCTGCTCTTGCTGCGGAAGACCGTGGGAGGCATTCCATGCTTCTCGGCTACCTCTGACAGGATCTTTCTTGCAGGGGTCTCAGTGGCCACCGGAGGGGCGGCAATGGGCTCCTCCGGCAGGGCTTCAACAACTTCCACAACGTCGAGGGGGTCTGGGTACGGCGCCGGTTCTGGTTCCGGGTAAATGAGGCGGACTGCGGGTTCCTTCTTAACGGGGTTATCTAATCTGGCGCGAACGGCCTTGTAATGTGCGTGGAGTTCCTCAAGCGTCCTCATTTTATTCTCCATTTGATCATTTCATTGCGAGGGCAACGTACCGTCTCTTGTACAGCTCTGGGCGCCGAGCCAGCCTCACATTCCATTTAGCCCAGCCCGCCACATGACAGGCCGCCATCTCGCGAGGTTCGCTCACATGGCCCAGATCAATGCAGGCCTTCATGTGCGCAATCCCCGCGAGGATGTTCTGATCGCAGTCGTACATCTGCGCCGGGTCAAAGCCTAAAGTTCGCGCTGAACTGTCGATGAGCTGGAAGACGCCCTTGGCGTGGCCGTGGCGGGTCTTTGGACCCTTCGCACGGCAACTAAAGCCGCTCTCCAGCTTCGCGATCCGCATGGCCGTGTCCACCCACTTTGAGCCGATCTGGGCGGTGACGTGAAGCGCAATGGCGTCGATCACCTTCTGCTTATCCGCCGTCATCTTGGACGGCTTCACCAGCTTCCCATAGGGGTTTCTCGGGGCGACCAGCTCGCCGGTCCATTTGTTTGCCTTATCTCTGGCGAAGAACTCTGCCGCAGTCATTTCGTCTGCGGCGGCGGGCAGCGCCAAGGTGAAGGCCACAAGGGCCAGCGCGATCTTGTTCATACTCAACTCCTGTTGCGGGCAGGACCATTCTCTCCATCGGCCATGCGGTTTCGGGACGCCTACTTTAGCCTGTCGTTGAGCAACTTGCGATAGTGGGCGATCTGTTCGAGATCCGCGTGTTTTTTGATAAGCGGATCACTCTTGTAGGTCGTGGCGTTGTATTCCCACTCCCCGAGGGCGTCATCAAGGGCCTGCTCCAGCATCACGACGCGCGCGAGGGCCTTGTTCTCCTCGTCCATATGCTGCGCTGCAAGGCGTATCAGACCCGCGACCTTGTCTTCCATCTTTCGAAGCTCGGCGTGAAGCTTCCAAGCCTCTTCACGCCACAGCTCAATGGACTTTTCTTGAAGGTCAGCCATCGGCCTTCTCCTTCGGCGCGGGGCCGCAGAAGATCTGCATGGGGCCTGCGGCGCATGTGGGGCAGTGCAGCGACATCGTGATCGTGACGACCTTATCAAGCAGCATGGGTGAATAGAGCGCCGTCCATTCGTGTTTGCATTCGCCGCAGTGGACGATGAAAGGCTCGCGTTTTTTAACCATCTGTCTCTCCCGAAAATATCGACTTCCATTGGCCGGGATGCTCTGTGTACATGTCATCCACCATCTTTCGAAGGCCGGGCATGAGCAGCTCGCGGATCTGGGCAAGGTTGACGCCGCTGCTAGGCGCCACCCACACCCTATTCGGGAACGTATAGAGCTGCGGCTCAACAAAGGACTTCACCGGCATGATGTTGACGGCCTTCACGACCGCAGGCGCCGCCACAAGGCCCATGAGACCCGTGAGGAACTTGCGGCGCGGCATGATGAGATCAGCCATTTTTCTTCCCCCTTTTAGGCGGCGCAGGCAAAGGCATCCAGTGGGTAGGCATCAGGTCATCTTGCTTGATTGGAGAATAAAATGGCCCCCAACCAGCATAATACCGTTTAGGAATACCAACCACCCACCAACCACTGTGATGCTCTTTTCCATCACTGTGAACCAATGTTCTGTCGCTCCAAGTGCAGATAAAAATTTCACCACCCAAATATCTGGATGTTGACAGAAAATGTGTTCCATCCTTTGGCGCGGTTTCGATTGGTTGCCATTCAGTCATCTCACTTCCCCCACAAGGTTCCGATCATACGAGCGACGAAGAGGATGATGCCTGCCAGTATCATGCAGGCCAATACCACGAGCAGGATCTCAATGATTGCGATCATTCCTTCACCTCCATCAGCTTCTTTAATTTCTCTCTGTTCTCATCATCAATGTAGTAGCCGGTGCCGCGCAGGATCTGGACCTCAATGCCGTACTGCTTCAGCTTCTTGCGAAGCTTCCACACAGCGACCCGCGTCCTGAGCGTAATGTGCATCTCGCCCTCATATCGATTGTAGAGACCGAAATGCTCGGTGACGTTGTCGAGATAGGCATAGTTGGCGGTCGGCCTCTTACAGATCGCCGCCAGCAATGCCGATTGCTGCTTCGACAGGATGCGGGTGAAGGCATTGCTGTCCTGCAACATGTCGTTGCGGATCTGGCGGATCTCTTCCTCCAGCTCCGCAATCCGGTCGCGTAATTGTTGAACGAGGTCAGTCATTTTTTTTGACCGGGAAAGCCCTCTCAATATCATTGAGGGCTTTTTCATACTCGCGATTGAGCAGGCCAATGACATCCTGCAAGAGATCGGCCCGCATCAGCCAGTCCTCGTCGCAGAACTCAAGCGTCAGCGTCACGTCGGCTTCGCCTGTCTCATAGTTGGCCCACAGGGTTCCAAAGCGTGTGCCCTTGCGGCGCTCGCCTTGGTAGTCCTCGCCTGCAAAGCGTTCCGGCTTTCTCATGTTACATCCCCCACGCGATGATGATGTTGACGGCCACAAGGAGCATCAGGGCTCCAACGATCTGAAACTCAGCATTCAATGTCATATTTAACTCCCACTGCTTCATAATAAGACTTCCAGATGTCGGCCTTCACGGCCTCGTCGTCAATGTTGTTGATCGCGAGGTGGGCGATATGGCTCAGTTTCTGGACGAGGTTGTCGATGTAGTCGGCGGCGGCGGGGCCGTCCGGGTTGATCAGCACACTCTTGCTGACGGGGTAGGCGGGGTCGATGAAGAGGTTGGTCTTCCTCAACTTGTCCTGTATGCGGGCCATGTCAATCTCCATATCAATGGCGGCGACTTCCCCACTCTAGGGCAGAGAAGTCGCCATTTCATTAACGCAGACACGCATACGCTGTACCAATTTGGGACTACCTGTTTTCCGGGGTGGTCCTATTCTTGAGGAAGCTGGCGTCCGCCGGGGTGTACGGCATGCCGAACTCGTCCGACACGTCCTGCACGGCGCCTCCCTTGATGGGGAACCCGCATGCCTTGGCCACGAGCGCCACGGCCTCACTAATGCGGCCCTGATTGACGCCGTAGAGGGCGGCAATGTGGTGCTGCGGGATGCCGTTGATCAGGTAGGCATAGGCCGCCCTGAGCTTCTCGTCACAGGTGAGATCGCCTTTTGCGTAAGACATTAGTGAGCCTTTCCATCTCTCATAGCCAACAACGGTTCGATAACGTCATAGGCCTTGTTGACCATTATCTCGCAGTCTGCGAGGGCGCTGCGGACGCCCTCAAGGGCCTCCTCGCGACTGTCAGCATGGCCGACGACGACAGTCGTGATGAGCTTCGTGGCGAAGCTGGCGACACAGGCGAGGCTCGGCCCATATGCCTCCTCTTCAGAATTGGAGAGCTTCTGACCAATCGCCGCGAGCAGCATCGTCAGATGCTTGTCGTTTAACTCCATCTCCATCTAGCCCTCCTGCGTGTTGAGCTGATCGACGAGGTCACGCATCCCGGCGTTGACGATCTCTTCGGCGCTGCCCGTGGGCACGGCAAACTCGCCAGCGAAGGCCAGATAGTTGATGCCGTCAATGTAGTTGTCGAGCTTGCCGGGAGATGTCCTGACACGCGCCAGCTTCAGAGCATGCATGAAGATGTTGGCGTGATAGGGTGACAGCTCCTTGCCAGTGATCATCTCGAAGATCTCACATGCACGGATCATGGTGTCCTGCATGCTGCCATACTGGGCGTCACGGTCGCGGAGCGTGAGAACGGACTGGGTCAAAATATCAGTGTGGTTCATTTCTGCACTCCTCATTTGCCGTTGGTGTAGGCGTCGATCTTGCCCCTCGCGTCCGCGATGGCGGCGTGGACTTTGGTGGCCTCTTCGGAAAGGGCGGCCTGCTTGGCCTCAAACTCTTCAAGAGTCTTATCCATCGCCTCCCACAGAGTGCGCATGGTCTGGATCAGCTTCTCGGCCTCGGCGCTGGACGCTTTGAGCTTCTCAATTTCAATGCCAATTTGGTCTCCCTTCTCAGCGCCAAAATTATCTTCTCGGATGACGCGGACCCACTCAACGGGGACCTTCAGCCCGGTGGCCACTTTCAGGTCGTCCCAGTCCTTGGCATAGCCGCGCAGCTCGTCGAGGTAGTGGCTGTCAATCTCGCTGAAGATGATGCGCCGGTCTTCCTTTGTCATGGGGGCTATGGGTATGGTGGCCACTGGGGCGTCTCCTTCATTCAATAGGGGCTTGGGGTCATTAACTGGCGGTGCCGGTTCATTCACTGACTGCTTGGTCTTCAAGTGAATGACTGGCCGGGGAGCAGATCTGCGCATGTCTTTAAAGGCGCTCTCTAAGTCACTTTCTTTCACGCGGAGCATTTTTCCGTCCTCCTTTATGCAGGGAAGCCTGCCGTCTGCGATGTAACGGTAGATTGTGGGCTTGCTCGCCCATCCGAACCTGATGGCCTCAATGATCGTCAGGGTCTTCTCTTCGACGGGATGGGGTGGCGCCGCCCCAAGGCCGAGCACCTGCACGTCATTCTTCGACAAGTCGCCGAGCTTGATCGACTTGCGAGAGATTTTTTCTTTGGTGATGCACTGGGGGCAGACGTCCAAATTCAAACGCTTGCCGAGGCGCCACCCGCGCTGCGTGAACTTTTTACTGATCACCTCGGGCGGTAAGTTGCCGGAGTGAGAACCGGCGCCGATGTTATCTACACTCTGGCAGCGGCAGCACGTTACCTTGTACCCTGCGGTGTGGGCTTCACCGTTAAAGGTTACCCTTTCGAAGGTTCTGTTCATATCTATCTCCAAATTTAATGGACTTTTTGGCGGTCGTGACAGTCCCCAGCTCTTTAATCTTGCCGATGACACGATAGTTGAGCGCAGTAAAACCGACCGAATAGTAGGGGTCTGAGCCTTCCGGCGCTTCGGTATCTCGATAGAACTCTTCGACAAGGATGAACTCGCTCTTTTCTAGGGCGTCGCAGAACTCGGTGAGGTTCTTTGCGGGATGCTCACAGGTGATTTGGTGAATGGGGCCACCTCGGTGGGCTGGCATGTTCATCGTGAGCAGAAACTTCAATGTCACTCTCCAGTTGGTGATGGGGCGAGCCGAAGCCCGCCCCGGTTTGATTAGCCGAAGTCCTCATCGTCATCGACGACTGCGGCCTTGGCCTTGGGAGGCGCGGCACGGGTCGATCCGGTGGACGGCGGGGCCTTGGGCGCCGACATCTGAGGCTGAATGAACTTGTCAGCCTGCGGGGCGCTGTCGTTCAGGCCGCTGGGACGCTTTACCCAACCAGCGATCTTGAAGACAGGCTGATAGTTCGTGGACTTCTTCGCCCCCGAACCACTCTCAATCGGGATCGTGTCCTCAAGGACGACGACAGGCAGCTTGCCTGCGTTGGCGCTGGCGCCAGCGATGTAGTCGTCGTGCAGAAGGTCGATGCCCTTCATCATGGCCGCAGACGTGCCTGCAAGCTCGCGACAGTCGCCGCCGCACTCACCAGACAGTTTGACGGCCATGCGGATGCCGCGCTTGTGGGCGTCGGAGGGACGCTCACCGAAGGCCGACCCGAAGGGGACCATCTGGAAGTCGGGCGCCGACCCGGCGTTGAAGGAGATCCAGCCCACTTCGAGGTTCTCGAAGTCAAAGACCGCCTTGAAGTTACGAGTAATGTCGTGAGGCGTAGATACGCCATCCTCACGGTCCACACGGAAGAAACGACCCGCACGGGCGTCGAACTTCACGATGGGAAGGAAGTCAGCGCCACCGCCGGTGCCGCCGTAAGAGAAACCAAGTGCCATTTTCCATACTCCATGATGGGGCCATATGGCTGGCCCCTTGCCTTTGCCCACATGGGCGAAACTTTATGCCGCGTAACGGCCCACCTTCCATTCTCCTCCATCAAGGAAATAGACGTAGGGCTCGCGAAGCTTTGACCTGACATCAATGCGGGCAACGTCAGGGAACAATTTTGTGCAGTACTTAATTGTCCCATTCATGTCCGTGCTGTTTTGCGGCATCAGATCAAGAAACACTATCTTCTCTTTGAAGAGATAGTGAACCGCTTCAAGCCCGCATTGAAGGTCTTCATTCCACAGAATTTCAATATCTTCCATCACAGCCCCCACACGTCAAACGCTGCCTTACGGGCCATCGGATCTGCAAAGTAGAAGCTGTCCACCTCCGGCACGACGATGGCCGCCAGTTCGGCGGGGTCGTTCGAGATCGACAGGAAACGCTGGATCGTCAGCGCAATCTTTTCCAGAGCCAGCACATGCTGCTCCACATTCTCCAAGTGGTAAGTAGCCACCTTTTTGGAGGTGACGTAGGTGAGACGCGCATCGAGATTGTTGCCCCGTGCAGCGACATAGAGAGCAACTTGCCTCGCGTGGCTGGTGGATATTTTCGACGGGAGTGCGTGAGTAGTTTTAATATCAGTGAGGATGCCATGATTGGCCCACTCCAAGTCATAGTAGCCGATCATCGGGACCATCAGGCCCTCAATGTGATATTCGATCTTGCCCTGCGTCGAGGTGGGCTTCCCATAGGCGCGCAGCTCGGACAGGCCCATTTTGACCATGTCGCCAATGGCGGCCGCCTCTTTCTCGCGGCGGCTGTCGCCCGAGAGCGCAGTGAGCTTATCAAACTCGGCCTCGGCCAGCTTCACGCAGGTGGCGTCATCAGAGCCGTTGAGAAGACCCTCGACGATCCCTGCCTCGACGGCAGTGCCTCGATAGGCTGCGGCGCCGACAGGGCTGCGCTTCTTCATGCATTTCTCAAGCACGAACATCGCCGGGCTGTTGACGAAGAGATTGCAGGCGGATGGGGAGAGGTGCTGGAGGTCGTGGACCTCGAATGGATTTTTCATGTGTACCTCAATTTCAACTGTTTGCAGGGTAGGCTGATTTGCGAAACCATGTCAACGGACAATTTGTCTTTTCCCCTAGTTGACTTCGAAGACAAAATGTCTCAACCTCCGCAAATCACTTGGAGGGGGCCGTGGCCGAGTTCATCACCATACTGCTTCTCTGCATGGCCGCGATCTCTGCGGTGGCCATGCTGGCTGTTTATGGTGCGTGGGCTGTGGTGGCCATCTACCACTTCTTCTGGAAGGTGCATGATGAGGAAGACTGACTACGAGTGGGATCTGATCCTGCGCGCTGCGGAGAGGCTCGGCGTCAGCCGCCACGCCCGCATGAAGTGGAAGCACCGTCAGATGGTGCCCCACCGTTGGCGCCCGCAGATCATTGAGGCCACGCGCGGCGTGGTCAATTGGGATCACTTCACAGCCCTCGACGAGGCAGCAAGGACCGCAGCGTGATTTACATTGGCATCGACCCCGGACTGAATGGCGCCATCGCCTTCCTCGACACCGAGAAGGGCCACCTGTCCGTCATCGACATGCCTGTCCTTGAGGTCCAGCGGAACGGAAAGACCAAGAAAGAGGTGAGCCCTCACGGCCTCGCCAGCGTCATCAACATTGCCGAGGGCGTCACCCACGCCGTTCTGGAGCGTGTCGGGGCGATGCCGGGGCAGGGCGTCAGTTCTGTTTTCTCCTTCGGGCGCAGCGTCGGCCTCGTCGAGGGCGTTCTCGCCGCCAACAAGATCCCCGTCACCATCGTGCAGCCGCAGGCGTGGCAGAAGGCGGCGGCGGTGCGTGGGGGCAAGGACGGCGCCCGTCAGCGCGCCTGTGAGCTGTTTCCCAATTACGCGGGCCTGTTCGCCCGGAAGAAAGATGATGGCCGCGCCGATGCGGCCTGCATGGCTTGGTATGCTGCAACACGTTGAAATGGAGATTGATATGATCGACAAGCGTATCCCCCTGTTCAAACTTTCGGCTGAAATTTTCAATTCAATTTCGATGTTTGATATAACCCGCACGGCAAAAGACATGCACGAGCTTGGTATGTTTTTGCCGCCCTTCAAAGAATTTTGTATTCAAGCAAAGCCGAAGTTTTTGGAAAACCTCGACGCTGCTATTTCTGGAATGTCAGGCGAAAATTTTCAAAAAGTTTTGTCTGATAAGACAAACAACAGGCTCGACTTTATGTTTCATTACAAGCCGCATGAGGAAAGCGGAAAATTAACTGTTAAATGTTCAGTATCTGACAAAGGCAGCGAATTTATCCCTGTTGAACAATCGCATTTTGCATATATCGGTGGAATGGAGGTGATTGAAGAGTTCGAGGATTATGGGCGCGATTGCGTAACTTTATTGATAGTTTTGTTGGCCACAAAAAATATTAGGAAAGATGTTGAGACATGCAATAAACCAAATTCGCGGAACCGCCGCGAAAAAACAATTTCAAAATATTCCTCAGTCACGACAATTCGCATCGGCAAAATTAATGAGACCATGCGTTCGTCTGGCAATGGAAGTCCTGTCCGCCCACACCTGCGCCGTGGCCACATTCGGCACCAGCATTATGGCAAGGGCAATGCGGAGGTAAAGAAGATCTTTATCCAGCCCGTCTTCGTCAATGCGGATCAGGGCTGGATTGACGCGCAAAGAGAATACCGGGTCGTCGCATAAGGGATGGACGTGATGTCGCTGCCTTCAGATGGAAATGATGGAACAATTAATATGAACGCTTCGTTTGACCCAGACTTCGCTGATCCGGCAGAGTGGGCCCGCATGTATCGTGGCAACGGGATGCAGGTCGTCCCGGCCATGAGTCACAGGGAAAACAAGAACCAATGGAAGCGCCCGGCGTTGCCGAAGTGGCGCGAATTGGAAAACGAGCTGATCCCTGACTTCACCTTCGAGCGTTGGTATGGCGAGGATGGCGAGCATGCCCGCCGCAACAACATGGGCCTGATCGCGGGCGCCTGCTCCAATGGGATCTTCGTCGTGGATCTCGACCTGCACAAGGATGTCCGTGCGCAGGCGTGGTGGGACGACATGTTTCACATGAAACAGAACGCCGGTGAGCTGGACACGGTCGAGCAGGCCACCGGCGGCGGAGGCGTTCAGCTCTTCTTCCGCGCCCCTCTGGGCTGGGTTCCCCCGACATGCAAGACAAGCATCGGGGTGGACATCAGGGGGCAGGGTGGCTTCGCCATGATGCCCCCCAGCACCCACGAGAGCGGCAAGTCCTACCGCTGGAAGGAGGGCCACGAGCCGTGGGAAATGGAGATCGCCACAGCGCCACAATGGTTCTGTGACGAGATCACGAAGCTCGCCATCGAGCATGGCGGGTCAAGTGGCGTGAACCGTGTAACAGGCGAAAAAACTGCGTCACCAAATAAAGCTGTGGATAACTTTGGCAACATCGTCGATGGCCGCGAGGACTATATGACCAAGCTCGTGTGGGCTGCGGTCGTCGATCTCTATCGGGACGCGCCCATTCCGCCCTCGAAGGTGGAGAGCGAAACGGCCATGAATGACGCCTTCGCCACCTACGAGCGCAAGGTGAAGAGCCGCCTGCATATGCCCGGCGCCTCGAACTTTGACCTCCTCGAACGGGAGGGTCGCGGGTTCAGCCTGTTCCGCCACAAATGGACCTTGGCCATTGAGCAGTGGGACGGCAAGGTAGCAGAGCATGCGAAGGTGGAGCGCCCCAGCCGCCCTTTCGATCAGGCCGATGAGCCGCAGCCCGTCAAGTTCTACAAGGTCGATGAGGAAACGGGCGAGCTGTTCGTGGATGTCGTAAAACCGACAGTCGAGGACGAGTATGAGCTGCTCGACGTGGAGGGCATCCTGTCCCTCCCCAAGCCCAAGTACCTGATCGACAAGCTGATGATCGAAACCGCGCTCGGTTTCGTTTACGGGCCTCCGGGATGCGGCAAGAGCTTCATCACAATCGGCATGGGCCTGTCGATCTGCGCCCAGCGCGCAGACTGGTTTGGACGCAAGATCAACAAGTCTGGCCCGGTCGTCTACATCTCGTCCGAGGGCGTTGGCGACATCGGCAACCGCATTCTCGCGTGGGAGAGGGAGGCTGGCGTTCAGGTTCGTGGCCTGCCCTTCTACCTGATCCGCCAGAACATCAATTTCATGGCTCAGGCGGACGTGGAGCGGCTCCTGCGCACGGTGGCCAAGGCTGGCAAGCTGGCGGGAGAGATGCCTGTCACGGTCTTCGTGGACACGGTCAGCCGCGTCTTGCCGGGCGCAGACGAGAACCTCCAGAAGGACATGACCCTCTTCATTGGCGCCTGCGACGCCGTCCGCACGACCTTCGGGGCGACAGTCGTCGGCGTCCACCACACGAGCCGGGCTGGCAACCTTCGCGGCTCGACCGTCTTCGACGGCGCCGGTGACTTCCTGCTCGGCATCGAGCGCGAGGAGGGCGAGAGCGTCGGCGAGATCCACGCCCGCAAGATCAAGAGCGCCGAGGATGGCTGGCGCCTGCCCTTCGAACTGAAGAAGGTCGTCGTCAATGACATCACCGGCGAGGGCAGTCTCTACGCCGCGCAGGCGAACGAGAAGGCGGCGCCCAAGAGCGTCTGGCCCGAGAAACAAGTCTGCCGCGACATGATCAATGTGATTAGGGTCGCGTGGTTCTCGGGGCGCCCGCTCTCAAGCTATTCCCAGACCCGCAAGCAGGGGCGCTATGTGGCGGCGGTTCTGGGTCAGCAATTCGATCTGCCTGAAAAGCTGGTCGATATGATGGTGGAGACGTGGCTCTCTAACCAAGTTCTGTCTTATGAGGTCGTGGACAAGAACACGAAGATGCAAGGCCTTAAGGTAATCGGATCAATCGACTAGAGGGGAAAGTTCATGGAATTTGATAACGAGCGTCTCGCGCGCGAATGCGAGAAAGTGGTGAGCCGGGTTCGCATCATCCTCAAGGACAAGGGTGGCCCGGTCATTATGAACAGTCTCGCCTTCATCTTGGCCGAGGCGATGTTCAACACCAGCAGCCAGCCTAATTGGGCAGGCAACTTGAAGCATGTCTTCAAGGCCGTTGAAGAGCATCTGGAGGAGTTCGCTACCGAGGCTGCGAAGGTGACCGAGGGAGAAGCACAATGAACCCCTTGGATATTCGCTTTGAAGACATCAAGCTTCCCGACACTCTACTGCATGCCCGAATTAAAAATCGAGTTGCTTGCGAAGACATGGAGACGCTTGGCGACATCGTGAAGTGGACCGAAGCTGAATGGATGCGCGTTCCGGGCTTTGCCGCCAAGAGCTTGAAAGAGCTTAAAAATATCCTTGCCGGGTTCAATTTGACGCTGGCGGAGAAGCCTGTGAAGGAGCCCGTTAAGAAGGAAAGAAAATACTTTATGATGTGCTGGAAGCCGATCAGCACAGCGCCAAAGGACAACACCATCATCATCTTGGCCGGTAAGGACGGGAATGGTGAGTGGACTGTCGAGCCCGGCCACTGGGAGACATATAATTTCTGGCAGGGCGACGAAGAAATGACGCCGGGCTGGAGCTGGTCAGAGGACACGACCCCGACCCACTGGATGCATCTTCCCGATCCGCCGGAGGTGGCTAATGACGCCGCGTGAGGTGATCCCTGCCGAGATCAGCGAGGAGGTGGAGGCGGAAGTCTCCACTGCCCTCAACAAGATGGTGGCGGACGAGCGGCGCTATGCCGGAAGCCCGTGGCAACCGATTGAAACCGCCCCCAAGGACGGGACCGCTATCCTCGGCTGGTGGGATGGTGAGTGCATGATCGTGGACTGGTGCGTCGTCGTCGAGCGTTGGGGCTCGACCCATGATGGCGAGGACATGTTCGAGCCGGAGCCAACCCATTGGATGCCTCTTCCTGACGGGCCGGAGAAGGTCTGATGGCCCATATCGTCCCGCCCCTCGCGGCGGAAGTCGTCAAAGCCCTGATGGAGACCTTGGATGTCTGATGATCTTGTGAGGCGGCTGGAATGCTATGCCGATTTGAATGACGCCGTTTATCACCCGTGGGTTTATAAGGAATGCGCCGACCGCATCAAGAAGCTGGTGGAAGAAAACGGCGTTCTTTTCGCGGCCAATGTCCGGTTGAACAGCCGTGCTGATCTTGATTGCGATCATTATCGTGACCGCATCGAGAAGTTGGAGGCGGCGCTGCGGGAACTGTCTACAGATTGGGATTGCTGCGTCGTATCTAAAAATATGAAACTCATCGCCCGCAAAGCACTGGAGGGGAAAGATGACTGAAGCATCGCGGGTCCAGAAGCTGCTCAACGAGCAGAACGCGGAGATTGACCGCCTTAAAGCACGCATTGAGAAGCTGGAGGCGGCGCTGCGAAAGTACGCTGAAGAAGAATACAATGGCTTCAACGGCAATGGGGAACATGCCCGCAATGTACTGGATTGGAAAGATGACTGATGCCCCTTGAGCCCATCAGCTTCAAGTGCAACGCCTGCACGAAGACCTCGGCGGGCGAGCTGGACTTCCGCTACAAGGCCGAGATCCGCGACCGCTGGCCGTGGCGCATCCACGTCGAGCATGAGTATACCAACGAATATGCTCCGTGTGAGCATTGCGGGACGGTCAATCACGTCTGGCCCGAACATTCCCTTGACCTGAGATGGGAGAAGATAGCATGAGCTTAACATCATCACGCAGGGGCTTCCTCACCGGCATGGCGTCCCTGTTTGCGGCGCCCGCCATCGTCAGCGCCCAGAACCTGATGCCCGTGAAGGTCATCCCGTTCGAGCCATACATGCTCGTCAGGGGCCGCGACCTCGTCACCGGCGAGTGGGTCGAGACGAAGCTCATGGAGACGGCTGGCGACCCCTTCGCCTTCCTGAGCGAGGGCTTCTATATGCGCCTCGGCCTCGCCACCAACCGCCTGTCCATGTCCGGCCTTCAGACGGCGGCCATTGAGAGCCGGGCGGATGAGAAGGCCATGCGGTTCTTCCAGCACCCGGAGCCGCAGGCCTTCCGCCTGCACCATGAAGCGGCTCCCTTCGCCGTTCAGACAATCGGCAAGGGCGCCGACAACCGCGTCTACGGCCCCGACGATGTCGTCTTCATGTCCCAGCCGCCGGACACTTACGCCTACTATCAAGATCCCCGGAGGAAGGTCTGATGCGCCTCAAACAGATCTCCAAGCGCCGCTGGAAGACCCGCCTGATGAAGGGGCTGTGGATACCCTGCATGGTCATTGAGGACTACTCCCTGACCGCCCCAGAGGGCATGAAATTGGTCTGGCACCACACCGAGGACTTCCTCATGCTGGTGCCGGGAGACCTTCAGGAATACCGCCCTTACCACCCCGACGACACGAAAAGGGCGTGGGAATGATGCGGAACTTGTGCGGAGGTTAAAAACCCCAGAAAACTGGGAGAAAATGGACAACCTCCGCACAACCTCCGCACAACCTCCGCACATCTTCCGCAAAGGAAAAAAATCTTGCGGAGGTTGTGCGTGGAGTTGGGGTGTAATGTATTACATTAACACCCCCCGCTTCGGCGGGGTGTGAGTTCCGCAAGGGTCAATGGAGGGTCTAGGGGCGCGCTTCGCGGCCCCCTCTAAGAGACCGGACATTGTGGAGGGGGCGGGGTCGGCCCTGCGCTGCCGCTCCGGGCCTCGCCCGCGTTGGTGCAGTTGGTGCGGGATTGACGCGCTGAAGACTGTGAGTTAGCGTTTTAACCTTAGCAATGAAGATGGGGGTCAGAATGGACTATGAGCTAGTGAAGGTGGGCGGCGCGACGTTGAGGGTCCACTCGCATGAGGTGACGATCAGGCAGGCGGGTGACTGGCGGCTGGTCGAGTGTACGGCCTACTCGAAGGATGGCTGGAAGAGCCTCAAGCTGTACCTCGACCGCCCGGCGAAGAAGAACGTGTGGCGCCTCGGCGTGAAGGGCGAATACATGGCCGGGACGAGCGACAGTGTCCTGCTTGTCGAGTTTTACCCCGAGATGCGCGAGTGGGTCGTGGCGCAGGCCAATGGCAGGGACGTGGCGCTCCCGGCAGACGATGGGGCGCCCCCGAGGGCGATATATATCCCCCCGAAGGTCAGGGAGTTTGTTATTGAGAGCATCTTGGAGCGCAAGGCGTCTGGCATGCTCCCGCTCTCGCACAAGTCTCAGACCAAGAAGCTGGGGCGCTACATCGTCGATATGATCGCCGAGGAGTTCAATGTGTCAGCCGCCAAGGCGAAGTCATACGTCACGGCCCTGATTGATTGCGGCGTCATTGAGTTCGCCCTGATCGACACGCACAAGCGCATTAGCGGCCTGCGCCTCGTGAAAAAGGAGGCGGCCAATGGCTAAGGCGCCCAAGAAGCATGACTTCAAGCCGTGGCCTCCGGGCACCCGGACCCACTTCGGCGTCCCCACGACCGACCGGGACTTCCCGGACTGGCACATGACGCCCGGCACCTACATCGCCGGTCGTGAGCATCTCGACGACCTCGACATGGTCGCCGTGGCGATGGAGGAGAAGTGGGGCCGGGACCGCCTGCGCCTCCTTGTAGATCGTGAATTGCGTGAAAGGTTTGACAGGCAACGCTACAAGACCAATCAGGCGATCTGGCGCGGCAACCTTCAGGACGTGAAGACCGAGGCCGACCGGATGATCAAGGCTTGGAGGGCTCTGGACAGGGCTGCGGAGGCCGCTGGAGCCCATCTATTGGCGCCCGAGGTATGGGAGACCGTCACGCCTGACGGGACGGTCGTGGCGGTCGTTAAAAACGACGTGGACGCACGTCTGGTCGTGGCGCAGGGCAGGCACGTCGAAGTCTACACGATGTCAGAGGTGGGAAGGCTTCTGGCTAACTATCCCACGCTGGCGGCGGTGAAGGCGTCCTTCCCCGGCGCTCAGGTGGAGCGGGTCTCAGGGCCTCCCAGAGATCCGCTGGACGCCATCCCTGACAGCAAGGCGCACATAGACGACCCTGTCCCTTTTGAGTTGGCCCCTTCGGGGGCCTGAAACAGAAAAGGGCCGGGGGAACGCAGAACCTGCCCCCCGGCCCCCTATGCCTGACGACCCCCTCTAGGCGTCAGGCGATCCGCAGTGCGAGGACGATCTTGTCCTCGACCCATTCCATTGAGAGCAGGCCCTCGAAAATCCCTTCCAGCACGAGCGCGGCGGAGAGGGGCACGGGACTGGTCCCCGCCAGCCAGAGCTGGACGGTGCGGCGGGTGACGCCCATGACGGTCGCCACATCAGCCGTTGTGAAGTCAAGCTTGTGCATGATGTCTTTCAGTTGGTCAGGGGTCAATGCATCATCTCCAGTAGTGCGGCCCGCGCAGAGGCCTGTGAGTGGGCGTGGCGAAGGTCGCCGTGGGTGGTGAGGGCTCGCCAGATAGGTTTGCCCCTGCGCTTCATGGCGCCCTTGGCGATCCAGCCTATCAGGCGGTCGAAGTAGAAGACGGAGAAGGTGCCGTCAGGGTTCATGGACGTGTGGACGGGGTGAGGCATCACTTGTCCTCCCCTTCCTCGTCATCAAAGATCCCGTCGAGGTAATCCGCGTCTTTCTTCAGCTCTTGGATGTCTTTTTTGAAATCCCACTCCTCGATGAGCTTCATCAGGCATCCGACGATGGCCATCGCGCGCGGTGCGTTAACGATGAACCCTGCGATCAGGTCATCGTTCTCAATGCGCAGCATAAGCGTGTCGTCATGATAGGGCTTTGCAATGGTGAAACGATCACCGTCATAATCCTCGATGTTGAGGAGGTAGTCGATGCCATCGCCCGCCTCGGCGTCTTCCGCCATCTCTCTGAGGTTCTTCATCATCTTTTCAAACTCGCTCATTAGATGAACTCCCCGATCACGATGGCGTTGAGCTTGGCGACAAAGGGCGCGAGCTGTTCACGCGCCCTTTCGATCAGAACGGCCTCGACCATAGGCAAGGCGTCAGCAGTGCGGGGGTGTTTCTTGGCATGATGCGCCAGCTTGAGGGCGTTCATATCCGTGGGGTTGGCGCGATAGGCGTCGAGGAAGCTTTGCATTTCAATCTCCATTGCGTGGGACTGGGGAGAGCCTGAGCCCTCCCCAAGGGATATTAATCGCGGGCCATGTGGGGGATGTCGAGCGAGGCGAGGTGGGCCTCGTCGAAGGTCTGGGTGGTCCAGACCCGGTCCATGCGGATGATGTCGTAGTTTTCGCTGGTCACCAGCTTGGTGTCTTCCGCGAAGCGGCGGGCTTCGTAGAGGGTCTCGAAGGTCTTGAGGCTCTTGAGGACGGAGCGATCTTTGGGGACAACGTAGTACATATCAATTCTCCTTCAGGGGTGGGTGGGGGCCGAAGCCCCCGGTTGATGATTAGGCCGCCTTCTTGACCTTCTTGGCCTTGATGCGCACGACCGGGAAGGCGGCGCCCTCGACCTTGCAGGCGTCGATCTGCTCCTGCGTCAGGAACTGGAGGAGGAGCTTCTCGTCGATGGACTTGCGGGCCTGCAAGGCGATGTCGAGGTCGGCGGTCTCGCCTTCGAGGAAACCGTAACCGCCGACGATGTCCACGACATCCTTCTTGGCGGCCTTGAGGACGGTCTCGGCAGCGTCGAACTGGGCCTTGGCGGCGAGGTAGACTTCGGTGGCGGCGACGGTGTTAAGAGCGGTCATATCAATCTCCATCAGGTTGCGGTCTCTATCTCGACCGTGGTTTGAACTTACGCGAACTATTTTCGCCTGTCAACAGGGTGCGAAGCATTTTCGCATCCTGTGGATAACTTTTTTTTAGATCTTCACATACTCGCTGGGGTCCAGCCAGAAGGGGCCGCCGAGGGAGCCGACCAGCTTGCCCTTCACGAAGACGGCCTCGACGTACTCGGCCTCGTCAGGCGTCTGCATCTCGACGATCTCCACGAAGTCGCGGGCGGGCGTCTCGGCGTAAGGGTCAGCGCCGAAGATGTGATCGGCGATGGCCTCGCACATCTGGTCCCAGAGGGTCTCGCCGGAGGCCGAGAAGGTGAAGCTTACGCTGTTCTCGCCGAGGTTGTAGAAGTCGAAGGTCATATCAATCTCCATCAGGGTTGAGGTGGAAGGGGGCCGAAGCCCCCGGTTAGTCGGAGGCCCAGTCGGTATAACACTCTTCGGCGTCGGCCTCTTCGCGGATGATTTCCGCATTGAGGTAGCGGATCAGCTCTTCCGCTGAGTTGATCATATCGCTATCCAACATCATCTCCGCCTTCGTCTCTTCAATCTTGGCGAGAGAAATGGTGATGCGGAGCATGTAGCCATGCTTGCCGAGGTTGAGCATCTTGGTGGCGTAGGGGAAGCGGTTGGTCATCTCTAATCTCCATCAGTTCAGGTCATCAGCGACCGTGATTGAACCTTAGCACGAAGAAATTTCGCCTGTCAACAGGGTGCGAAGCATTTTCGCACCCTGTGGATAACTATTTTCAGCTCAGGTCTTTCACCCTTTGAAGGATCGCCTCTTTCGCCTGATCGACGTTGTCGAAGTCTGCCAAACTGGCGCCGAACATGTCTCGCGCCGCAGCCTGCGTCTCGGCTTGGCTGATCACCATGACGCGGTGGCGTGTGTCTACGATCCCCTTGGCGCCATCGGCTTTCGTATAGTCCACTGCAAGCCCATTGCGGGTCTTGGTGACCTTGGCGAGGAAATAAGACGATGTTTTTACCGTCTTGAGCTTGGCGGTCGTATAGCTGCTCGTCAGCTCGATGACGACGACATCACCTTTCTTGGTCTTGGGATAGGTAAGAGCGGCTTTGATAGCTACGGTGTTCATATCAATCTCCATCAGGATAGGGGTGGGGAGGGGCCGAAGCCCCTCAGATCTTCTGCTTCGGGCGGGCGATGATGGTCTGCTTCACGCCATCGCGCTCGCCATGCTCCTTCACGGTCGCCTTGACCGAGATCTTGTCGCCCTTCACCGCGAACTGGCCATCGGCGTTGTAGAGGCTCCCAGCGCCCTTGTAGACGACCACATTGCCCTCGGCGTCCTCCATGACGAACACGTTGGTGATGCCGAACTGGGTCTCGAAGTCAGTCACGAAGCGCACGGTCAGGTCGAAGTCGCGGCGCTCGCCGACCGTGCCCACATGGACCTTGGTGAGGGCCTCGGCGCGATACTGAGCCTTGCGCTCGGCGTTCTTGGCGATGATCGAGCGCACCGCCAGACCCTGCTTTTCGGTCAGGCCGCCGAAAGTCTGAAGGCCAGCCCAGCATGCGTCGATGAAGGAGGCCTCCTCCATGCCGCGACCGAAGCGAGCCCAGTGCGCCACCTGAGCGTCGGACACGCGGGTCTCGACGAAGTCGATGATGGCGGTCGCGTCCTCGAACAGCGCAGCGAACTTGCGGGCGCCGGTCTTGCGGCGGTTGTTGGCGATGTTGCGCTCGATGGCGGCTTCGTAGGCGGCTTCGTTTTCGATGAACAGGGGCATATCAATCTCCATCAGGTCAGGTCATCAGCGACCGTGCATAACTCTTAGCACGAAGAAATTTCGCCTGTCAACAGGGTGCGAAGCATTTTCGCACCCTGTGGATAACTTTTTTACAGGATGACCTTCTGCTTAATAGCCATCGCGAAGTGAAGGGCTGCGGCCCGACTGATCGCCCGCCCCACCTTCAGGGGGCCGCCAAACATCAGGCCCAGCATGCGCCCGCGCTCATAGTTCCACTGGCCATTGGCGTCATGCTCATAGGCGTCATAGCGGATAGGCTTGCCAGCCTGCGCCTCCCGGAAGCCCGTCGAGAAGGCGGCGGTGCGCATGATGCCGAGGATAGTGGTGTCTTTGGTGGGGACTTGGCGTTGCATATCAATCTCCATTCGGTTGGGGTGGGCGGGGGCCGAAGCCCCCGGTTGGATTAAGCGAGAGAGCGAAGGCTATCGGGGAGATCTTCGTAACGACCCCCGCCGCCGAGGATGAAGTGAACGTCCGCCTCTTCTGCGAGGAAGGCGTCAGAGCCGTAAACAGTGCGCCAGAAAACCCAACGGCTTTCATCAATCTCGCCAGCGACCTGAACGCGATCAGCAAGGCGCTTGCACTGGGCCAGAGAAAGGTCGCTGCGCTCGTGGATGAACACCTCGCCCTTGCGGGTCTCGGCGACAACGACAAAACCCTTGCAGCCGGGGAACAGTTCGTTGGCGGGGCCGGTGGTCACGTTGAGGATCTTGGTCATGTCAGTCTCCATATCAATCAGTCAGGTCATCAGCGACCGTGATTAAACTTGTAGACGAAATAATTTCGCCTGTCTACAGCGTTTGAGCCCTGTGGATAACTTTTTTGAAAAATAATTTCGGTGGGCTTCGGAGCGCCTAGAAATCCGGCGCATTGACCGGGTCAGCGAATTGCGAGACACTGACCGCCTTGTTGATATTAGGAGGGGTAAGCATGTCCACGAACAATCAGATCGCCACCATCGTCCAGCGCATCGAGAAGATGGAGGACGAAAAAACAGCCATTTCGCTCGACATTTCAGAGATTTACAAGGAGGCGAAGGGAAACGGCTTCGACGTGAAGATCCTGAAAAAGGTCATCGCGGAGCGCAAGAAGCCCCAGCACGAGCGCGCTCAGGCGCAGGAGATCTTCGACCTCTACATGAGCGCCATCGAGAGCTTCGATAAGACGCCCCTCGGATCTTACGCCGCGACCGTCGAGGTCAAGCTGTAATGGTCAAGAAACCAGTCCCCGCGAACAAGCCACCGAGCGTCACTGCGCGCCCGGTGGGCCGTCCATCGTCGTACACTGACGAGATCGGCGACATCATCTGCGAGCGCATGATGAATGGCGAGAATTTTTCGCAGATCTGCTCTGATCCGATGATGCCGAGCCGTGCGGCGTTGTATCGGTGGAGAGCGGCCCGCCCCGATTTCGATGCACGGTGCGCGCGCGCGAGGGAGGCGCTCGCCGACTTCCTGCTCGACAAGATCGAGGCGATGGCCGACGCGACGACCGAGGAGAACGTGAACTCGCAGCGCCTCAAGATCTCGACCGCGCAGTGGCGGGCGGAGAAGATGGCGCCGCGCACCCTCGGCCCGCGCGTCAACACCGAGATCACCGGGGACGCCACGGTCCACGTCCAGCACACGACCGTGGACGTGCGCGTCCTGTCGCCCGAGGCCCGTGAGGCCTTTAAGCAGGCCCTACTGGCCGCCAAGGCGCAGATCATCGAGCACGACCCAAAGGAGGGGCAGGGCTGATGCTACAGCTCAACCCGCCCCTGCCCGTCCAGACGCCCCGTGGCCCCGGTCTGGCCCATATCGTCATCGACTATGGCGTCGAGATGGATCTGGTCTGGGTCGTCTTCCAGCACGATGGCGAGTGCTGGTCGTGGCGCAATCAGGACATCCGGGCCCAGATCAACATCACGATGGGGAGAAAGCAATGAGCAACTTGCCCATGATCGTCCGCTGCGGCTTCCACCACACGTTCGGGTGGCTCAGGCGCCGAGAACTCGATAACCGGGACGGCTACTGCTATGAGGCACCGGACGGTGACCTGATCTACTCGGCGATGTTCACGCACGAGAAGGCCATGCTATTGTATGAGCTGGTGGACGCCGAGACCGGCGACCATTACCTCGTCGATCAGGTGGGATCGGATTACTGATGGGCCGCGTCATTGAGTTTGAGGGGCAGAAGATCGACGTGGAGCGCCAGCTCTACGAGATCTCGGTCGCCGAGGCCGAGGAGGACTTGGTTGAGTTCATCAAGCAAGCGTGGCACATCATTGAGCCCGGCGCGCCCTACATCCACGGGTGGCACATCGACTTCATCGCCGCCCACCTCATGGCCATCACCGATGGCGTCGAGCTGGAGGACGGGCGCCTCTACAACCGCCTCCTGATCAACGTACCGCCGGGCACGATGAAGTCGCTCATCACCAACGTCTTCTGGCCAGCGTGGGAGTGGGGCCCGAGGAACATGCCGCACCTGCGATACGTTTGTGCGGCGCACAAGATTGAGAACCTTTCGGCCCGCGACAGCCGCCGCATGCGCGAGCTGATCACGTCCGAGTGGTATCAGCGCCGCTGGGGCAGTCGGGTGCGCCTCGCCCGCGACCAAAACGAGAAGCTGAACTTCGTGAACAGCGCGAGCGGCTTCCGCATCGCCACGGCTATCACGAGCCTGACGGGTATCCGTGGCGACAGGGTCATCATCGACGACCCCCACAGCGTGGACAGCGCCTCGTCCGAGGCCATGCGCGAGAACGAGGTCACGACGTTCCTTGAGGCCATCCCGAGCCGCCTGACAAGCCCCATCGAGAGCGCGATCATCGTCATCATGCAGCGCCTGCACGAGAACGACGTGTCAGGCGTCATCCTCGATAAGCAGCTTGGCTACGACCACGTCATGCTCCCGATGCGCTACGACCCCGTCCGGGCCCGTCCCACGATGCTCGGGATCGAAGACCCGCGCCAGTCCGAGGGCGAGCTGCTCTTCCCGGCCCGCTTCCCGATGGAGGTCGTGGACCGCGACGAGAAGTCGATGGGCCCCTACGCGACCGCCGGGCAGCACCAGCAAGAGCCAGCGCCTCGGGGCGGCGAGGTCATCAAGGCCGCTTGGTGGGAACTCTGGGCCGAGGAAGATTATCCTCCCTTCGACTACATCATCGCCAGCTTGGACACGGCCTACACGTCCAAGCAGGAGAACGACTTCTCGGCGCTCACGGTCTGGGGGATCTTCTCCAGCGACTACTCGGCCATCCGGGCCAACAACTTCGTCAACGCCCGTGGCCGCTTCAAGAACAACTCCGAGGAGGCCGCCAGCTTTGACGAGGGCGTCCGCATCCGCGACCTACTCGACCACAACCCCGAGAGCGTCCCCCGCGTGTTCCTGATGGGCGCGTGGCAGGAGAAGCTGGAGCTGGCGGCGCTGGTGGACAAGGTCGCTCAATCCTGCCGGAACTTCCGGGTGGACAAGCTCCTCGTCGAGGGCAAGGCCTCGGGCCTGAGCGTGGCGCAGGAGATCCGACGCCTGCACGGGAACGAGGACTGGGCCGTCCAGATCATCAACCCCGGCGCCCTCGACAAGCTGGCGCGCGTCTACAGCATCCAGCACCTGTTCAGCGAGGGCATGATCTACGCCCCCGACCGGACGTGGGCCGACAAGGTCATCCGCCAGTGCGAGGTCTTCCCGAAGGGGAAGAACGACGATCTGGTGGACACCGTCAGTCAGGCCCTGCGCCACCTGCGCGAGACGGGCTTGCTCGTCCGGGCGCCAGAGCGTATGGCTGAGATCGACGCCGGGCGCCGCCACGTCGGCAAGGCACCCGCCCCGCTCTATCCAATCTGAGGCCCGCCATGATCCCCGCCCGCGCCATCGTCGATCCCCTCCGCGACCCCACCGCCATCGGCATGGGCAGCTTCCGCGTCGAGGTCTGGGGCGACGAGCCCAACGATTTTGTGCGTGTCTATACGATAGACGCCATGTCTGATACACTCGCGGCCCAAGAAGGTCTGCGCCGCTTCAGCGACGAGATCGAACTGTTGCTGTCCAAAGAGGGCTGACCATGCCACTGCCCGGCCTCGTAAACCCCAACATCCGCCTCCCCGGACTGGAGACGCGGATGCCCGACGTGGCCGCCGCTGAGGACGATCAGCTCCCCGAGGCCGCCGAGAGCGACGAGCCGGTCCTGCGCATCGAGTACCCCGACGGCTCGGTCGAGATCAGCATCGACGGCAAGAGCCTGCTCGGCGAGCCCAGCCGCAGGCCCACCGGCTGGTTTGAGAACTTGGTCGAGGACATCGACCAAGGCGCGCTCGGCCAGATCGCCGACGACCTCCTGCGCGGGATCTCTGACGATCTGGAGAGCCGCAAGGAGTGGATTGAGGGCCGGGCGACGGGCATCAAGCTGCTCGGCCTGAAGCTGGAGATCCCCGGCCTCGGTGGCTCGGCTGACGGCGCCCCGGTCGAGGGCATGAGCCGCGTCCGCCACCCGCTCCTGCTTGAGGCCGTCCTGCGCTTTCAGGCCAATGCCCGGTCAGAGTTGCTCCCGACCGATGGGCCGGTGAAGATCCGGGACGACAACAACAACAGCAACCTTCAGGAGGACCGGCTCGCCGACGCGCTTGAGTTGGACCTCAACCACTACCTGACGACGACCGCCGCCGAGTATTACCCTGACACCGACCGCATGCTGCTCATGCTCGGCTTCGGCGGCACCAGCTTCAAGAAGGTCTACTTCTGCCCCCTGCGCGGGCGCCCGGTGTCCGAGAGCGTTGACGCCGATGACCTGATCGTCAACAACGCCGCGACCGACCTGAAGAACGCCAAGCGGATCACGCACCGCTCGATGATGCGGTCATCGACCGTGCGGCGCCTCCAGATCCTCGGGGTCTACCGCGACATCGACCTGCCGATGGCCAAGGAGCAGGACCTCGACTCCGCCCAGCGCGAGGAGCGTTCGGTGCAGGGGATTGCGGCGGGCTCCTTCCGTCCCGAGGACCGCGACCGCGAGATCTACGAGTGCTACTGCGAGCTGGACATCCCCGGCTTCGAGCACAAGTACAAGGGCAAGGTCAGTGGCCTCGAAGTGCCCTACCGCGTCACCATTGACCTCTCGTCCCGCGAGATCCTGTCCATCGTCCGCAACTATGACGAGGACACCGACGACCTCCCCGAGGCGCGGACAAACTTCGTCAAGTACACCTTCGTGCCCGGCCTCGGGTTCTACGACATCGGCCTGCTCCACATCCTCGGCAACACCACCAACGCCATCACGGCGGCGTGGCGCGAGATGCTCGACGCGGGCATGTACGCCAACTTCCCCGGCTTCTTGTACTCGGACGCTGGCGGGCGCCAGAACACCAACATCTTCCGCGTCCCGCCCGGCGGCGGCGCGCTGGTCAAGACCGGCGGCGCCCCGCTGCGCGACGCCATCATGCCCCTGCCCTACAAGGAGCCCGGCCAGTCCCTGATGAACCTCGTCAGCAACATGGCCGAGACGGGCATGCGCGTCGGCGGCACGAGCGAGATGCAGGTGGGCGAGGGCCGCGCCGACGCCCCGGTGGGCACGACGCTGGCCATGATCGACCAAGCCACGAAGGTCCTGAACGCCGTCCACAAGCGGATGCACTCGGCGCAGGCCGAGGAGTTCCGCCTGCTCGTCCAGTGTTTCAGGGAGCACCCCGAGAGCTTCTGGCAGCGCAACCGCCAGCCTGCCTACCAGTGGGACGAGCAGACGTTCTTGGCCGCCATCAACAACTGCGAGTTGACCCCGCAGGCCGACCCGAACACGGCCAGCCAAGCGCAGCGCATGATGAAGATCATGGGCCTGAAGCAGCTCCAACAGGGCAACCCATCGCTCTATGACCCCATCGCCATCGACACTGCGGCCTTGCAGGCGATGGGCTGGAGCAACCCGCAACAGTTCATGGTGCCGCCCTCGGCGCTGTCGTCCAAGCCCCCGCCAGAGGTCGAGTACGCCAAGGCGATGGTCGGCATCAAGAAGCAGGAGGCCGACGCCAAGACCGAGATGGTCAAGGTCAAGGCCGCTGAGGCGATGGCCAAGGCGCAGGGCGACAAGCCGCAGGCCGACCCTAATGCTCCCCCGAGCATTGAGGACCAGATCAAGATGGCGGAACTGAAGCTGAAGGAGCAGGAGCTTCAGGAAAAGCAGCAAGACAGCCTGATGGACGCCATGAACCGCAAGCGCGACCGCGAGAGCCGCGAGCGTTTGGCGGCTGTGCGGCTGGCCGAGGACATGGCCAAGAACCCGCAGGGCCTCCCGATCATGCAGAGCCTGATTGAGCCCGGCATGATCCAGCGCCTTGAGAGCAACGAGCAGCCGCTGACGGAGCAGTGAGATGGATGACCCGGTCGATCATGCCCTCCACATGCTCCGCCGCCACTTCGACGGCGAGGACGGAAGCTACGTCGATCCTGACCAGCCCCGCCCGCTGACGATCTACCGTGGCAAGGTCCCCGTCGCCGACGAGGCTGGCGGGTCGGGCAGGGAGCCCACGCCCGCGCCACCGACCTTCTCCTACATGCCAATGCCAGAGAGCGTGGTCCGGCAGGCCGCGCGCCAGCCCGCCTACAATCCCGCCGAACGCACATGGTCCGACGCCGGATCGACCGAGGGCGAGCGCCTGACGCGCGCCTTGGGCGTAGAGGGCGAGTTGCCGAAGGGCGAGACCTTCATGTCCGCCGCCCCCACGGGCTGGGACAAATACATGCCGCAGCGCGTCCCCGGTAGCTACTGGAAGCGTTGGGGCGAGGCGATGGACGAAAACTCCGAAGCCATCAGGGAGGGCTGGAAAGCGGCCAAGGAGGGCAACTACGGCGCCGGGGCTCTCGGCATGGCCGGAGGGTTTCTGGGCGCTGGCATGGCCCCGCTGACGGCCTTGGAGCGCGTTCTGGTGCGCGACCCATATCTGCGCATCACGGGAAACCTGAAGGACGCGCAGGCGGCTGAGATGGTGGCCGACGCGGCCCTGACCGGCGGCGTCCGGGGCATGGTCACGCCGTTCGCTAGGGCGGGCAGTCTGGAGCGGATGGCCACGCAGCCGTGGGACAGGGTGCGCATGCCATCGCCCGGAGCCGCAGGCGCCGCCACCGCAGCCGGAGCCATGCTGGCGCCCGAAGACGCCGAGGCGAGCAAACTGTCCAAGGCGATGGAAGTCGCCCGCATGGCGATCCCCCGCGAACTGTCGCCGCTGGGCTTCTACAGCCACGGGGCCGAGGCGGCGCGTGGGTTGTCGCAGGCCAAGGGCTCGCCGCAGCAATTCCGCTCGATGCTTGAGAAGGCGGGCGTAAAGGGGCCTGAGATGGAGAGCTATCTCCAGACCTTCGGCGGGCGCCCGATTGTGACCCGCGAGGAGATCGCCCAGCACTTTATGGACACGATGCCGCAAATCACCGAGCGCGTATCGGGCGGTTCCCGCAAGAAAATGTCTGACGCCGAGTTTAGGGCCAACTACGACGACCTCTACGACAAGTATATCGTCGAGCAGGGCGGCCATCCCCAAAACGACACCCAATTGCGCCTGTGGGCCGAAAATTGGCAGGGATCTGCTGGGTCTCCGACGCGCTTTGAGCGGTACTCCACCCCCGGCGGCGAGGACTACCGCGAAGTCCGGCTGATGGCGCCCAATAGGCAAGAACGCGATTTTGCATTTGAATGGTTTGACCCTGCTACACAAACTAACAGCAAGAGCACGTTTGCTACACGGGAAGAGGCGCAAGCCGCCGCTCCTGAAGGTGCAATAGTATCGCCACGCGAGATCGCCGAACGCAATCCTGTGTTCCGATCTTCCCACTGGCCCGGTGACGAGAACGTCGTCGCGCATTACCGCCGGAAGACCAAGATCGGCCCGAACGGCGAAAAAATCATGCTTGTGGATGAGCTGCAAAGCGACTGGGCGCAGGCGGCTCGCGACATCCGCAACGACGAAGTCAAGCGCGTGATGAAAGAGCGGGGCCTTTCAAAAGAAGAGGCCACCAAAGTTGTGCCGTCCGATTTTGGATTTATAAAGCCCGCAGATCCGGCGTTCGAGGCCAAACTTGGCGCCGCCGAGGACGCCTACAATGAGGCCGCGAACAGCCATCAGGAACTGCTCAAACAGATCAACCAATCTATTGAAAAGATGCCTGACCCAAGGACAATGTCCCCCGGTGAGTACAATCGCGCCCAGCAAGCGCATGAGGCCATGCGCCAAGAGGTACTGAGGACGCACCCCGACTTTGAAGCGTCGGTCAATCGAGTGCGCCAGACCAGCCAAGACCTGCAAGGTCTAATTGACGTTCGCAGGCAGCAAGAGGCAATGCAGGATACTGGCGTTCCTATGGGGCCGTATGTCGGCAACACCCAGCAATGGACTGACCTGACCCTGAAGCGCATTCTCAAGGACGCGGTGGACAATGGCTATGACAAGGTCGCCTTCACGCAGGGCGCTGATCAGGCAAAGCGGTACAGCCTGAGCAATCAAGTGAACTCAATTGACTACATGAAAGAAGGCGACGACGCCTACCGCTTGGGGATTGTGAACAAAGAAGGCGACAGCGTCGATCTTCCGCAAGACGTATTCACCGCCAAAGAGCTGGAACAATACCTCGGCAAGGACGTGGCGAACAAGATCGTCAACGACGAGGGCAAGTCCTATCGCGGACGCAATCACAAGAGCATCGAAGGCCTCGACCTCACTGTCGGCGGCCAAGGTATGCTCGGCTATTACGACGAGATGGTTCCCAAGCGGCTCCAGTTGCTGACCAAAAAGCATGATCCGAGCGTCAAGGTTGGCCGAGGCTATGTGAGCAACCTCGCTCCCGGCGACTCATGGCCCTACTCGGCCCAAATTGAAAACGAGGGCGGCCAGTATTGGGTGTCCGGGCGCCATCCAGACCGCGAAGGCATTACGGAATTGTCGCCGAGGTTTGGCAGCTTCCGCGAGGCTGACAAGGCGCGTGACCTGCTCTATCAGGGCTACAATCAGCCGGTCCACGAAATCACCATCACCCCCGCCATGCGCGAGAGCATCCTGCGCGGCCAGTCCGCCCATGCCCGTGGGGGCGAGGTAATGAAAGGCGAAGACATGCGTGATCATTTTGAAGGCGGCGGGTTGACCGGCGCCGCGCTGAAGCTTGTTCGCAAAGCGGCAGAAAAATCTCCGGCTAAAGTCGGCGTTTTCCCCCAAGTTGCAGAACGCTATCCTGAAATGGTGCCGCCCGTTCCGGCCATCGACAAGAAAACCGGCAAAGAGTTCTTGGCTAAGACCTTGAGCCCTGAAGCAATTGCTGTTCAGAAGGCGCGCATCGCGGCTCAAAAGGAAATCAACGCCGGGAACTATGAGCCCTACTTCCCGCTGTCAGAGCGTTTTGACGTTGATCCCTCTCATTATCCTGAGATCCAGCCAAACACGCGCGAACTTGTGCAAATGAAGTCGCCGAAGGCGATTGCTGCTTATGAGGAAAAAGCTCGCGACCCGCAGGCAATGGAAAATCTCCAAGCGGGCTTCGAGCACGGCTTGAAACAAAAGGAGATGGCCGAAAATTGGTACTTCATGGGCCAGCTTGAGCGTGAATTTATCAATGAATACGGCCCAGAGTTGGGCCGCAAAATGTTCAAGGAGAAATTCCCTGACGCAATGGCAGCGACCACTGGCGGCGCAGATCCTACATCTAATTTGATGATGGCTCATTTCGGCAACTATCTCCACGCTCGCGGCGAGCCAATGCCGACGAAGGCCTATGAGTATCCTTTCCCGGTCGCGGGCGGGAAATACGGCATCCAAAACAACATGGACCAGTATCGCAAGATGATCATGGAGGGCGAAGGCCTGACCTATGAAAACCCCAAAAGGTACAACTTTTCCGCCAACTTCCTCGGCAAAAAAACACCGACCATTGACGAGCAGATGAGCGGCGCATGGGACCCAAAAATGAGTATGCCTCCCACGGGAAGCTACGGTCATTACGAAGGGGCTTTAAGCGATCTTGCCGGATCTATGGGTTACGATCCTCGTTACTTCCAAGAAGTGGGTTGGGCAGGCATTAAAGACATGAAAACGCCCGGCGGCTTCAAGGCGCAGCCAATGATTGGCATCGTCAACGAGGCCATTGAGCGCACTCATCGCATCACCGGCATGCCGAAAGACGAGATCGTCCGTCGCGGCCTCGTTCGCAGCGAGATCCCGCTCTACGGCGCCGCAGGCGTTACGGCTGCGGGATCAATGGCTCCTGAGCTTATGCGAGAAGGTGGCGAAGAACCTTCTCCTGCCGCCGAGGGACGCAAGCATGGCGGCTCTGTCGTTGATCGCGCCCTTATGTTAGTATCCCGGCAAGCTTGATGTTGCCCAAGCTATCCATTCAGGCAGCAACGGGGACGCCCGTAACCTCCGAGGAGCGAAAGCATGTATGAGATGGCGAAAAAGGCCCGCGAGGCCATGAAGGGCAAGGCCAAGCGCCTGTCCGGCGAGAAGGACAGCAAGGTGGACAGCTCCGACTGGTCGCCCGCCGAGCCGCTGAATGCGGACGTGAAGACGGGCATGCGCCCGATCTCCAAGCGCGCCTACAAGTCGGGCGGCAAGATTGAGGGCATGAAGGAGGACTGCCACGCGGGCCGCAAGCCCCGCAAGTCCGGTGGCCGCGCCATCACCGCCGACAGCCTCATCAATCGCGACCAGAAGGAAGCGAACGCCGAGCGCCCCGGCAAGAAGCACATTGGCGCCCTGAAGTCGGGTGGCCGCGCCGAGCGCAAGGCTGGCGGCAACGTCAAGTTCGGCCCGATGGAAATGCCTGCGGGCAAGCCCGGCGTAAGCCTTGGTGAACAGAAGAAGATCGCCAAGCACGATCAGGACCTGTCCAAGCCCAAGCGCGGCAAGGCAGAGGTCTACAAGAAGGGCGGCAAGGTCCACGAGGACGTGGCCGAGGACAAGGCCCTCATCAAAAAGATGGTGAAGCCTTCCGCCCGCACCGGCAAGGCCGAAGGCGGCGAGAAGTGGATCGCCGGGGCCATCAAGCACAAGGGCGCGCTCCACAAGGAGCTGGGCGTCCCCGAGGGCAAGAAGATCCCCGAGAAGAAGCTGGAGAAGGCCGAGCACTCCAAGGACCCGAAGCTGGCCAAGCGCGCCCGCCTCGCCGAGACGCTCAAGGGCCTGAACCGCCCCGGCAAGTATTACGGCGGTGGCCTCGGCGGCCCCGACGCGATGCCTGTCGCCGCCGCCCCCGCCATGCCCGCGCCTCCGATGATGCCAAACATGGGCGCCGGTAAGCCGATGGGCTACAAGTCCGGCGGCAAGGCCAAGGGCACCCACATCGCCATTGTCATCAACGGTGGCCAGAAGCAGCCCGGCATGGACGCTGTGCCGCCCACTGGCCCCGGCGCTCCCGGCGGTCCTGCCGGTCCCGGCGGCGTCCCCGTGCCGATGGGCATGCCTCCGGGCGGCGCCCCCGCCGCTGCGGCCCCCATGCCCATGCCGATGCCCATGCCGATGCCCATGCCCGCTGGCGGCGCCCCGATGGGCCGCAAGGCCGGTGGCAAGGTCTATCGCTCCTACAAGGACATGGACGCTGGCGCTGGTTCTGGGGTCGGTCGCCTTGAGAAGACCGAGATCCAGAAGCGCCGGGCCTAAAGAGTTCGCGGGCAGATCGGTACTGCCTGCGGATAAAGGGACGGCTGGTTTGACCCCCTCTACCAGCCGTCCCGCTTACATCGAGGGGGAGCAAAGAGGGGTCTATGCTTACGTTCAACACGCTCTTTGAGCGCGAACTGAAGAAATTAATCGACGACGCCATCGACGACCGGAAGGAAAACCTTTCCACAGGTCTGGCAACGATTGATTTCCCAACCTACCGACACCAAGTAGGAATTATCGCCGGTCTCCGCATGGCCCTTGAGTTTTGCGGCGAGGCAACAACGATCTGTAACCGCAAGGAACGCGGCCAGTAAGGAGGGGGTCCATGTCTAACATCTCTGCACACCACAACATCGCCATGCTCCACGAGAGCGATCCGAAGGAGGCGCTCCTTCAGGACCTTGGCGACATCAGCAAGGTCGAGTTGCTGAACACGCAAGTGCTCGTGGCGGTCTATATCCGCCCCGAAAAGACCAAGGGCGGCATCATCATGGCGGCCAAGGCCCGCGATGAGGACCGCCACCAGTCCAAAGTGGGTCTGATCATCAAGACCGGCCCCTCCGCCTTCGTCGAGAGCGACGGCAAGTGGTTCAGCGGCCTCAATTTGAAGGTCGGTGACTGGATTGTCTTCCGCCCCAGCGATGGGTGGAACATCACCGTCAACGGCGTTCTGTGCCGGATGTTCGATGACGCCGCCATTCGCGCCCGCATCCCGCACCCTGACACCGTCTACTGAGGAAAATCCCATGTCAGACACTGAAAACAAGCCAGAAGACGACAAAATTGACCCCGTTGAGGTCGTGAAGGCCGAAGACGCGCCCGAAAAGGCCCAAATTGACGCAATTGAGCCCGAAGAGGGCATCCAAGAGCTGAAATTGAAGCTCGAACAGGAGCGGATGGCCCGAATTGAGGCCGAAAAACAGGCCAAAATGGCCTACAACACCGCCGCCGAGGCCAAAAATGAGGTGCAGGACACCAACTTGCAGCTCGTGAAGAACGCCATCGACACGGTGAAGCGCAACAACGACATCCTCAAGTACAGCTACAGCGAGGCCCTGTCGGTTGGCGACTACGCCAAGGCGGCGGAGATCCAAGAGAGCCTGTCGATGAACTCGGCGAAGCTCATGGAGCTGGAGAGGGGCCGGGCGCACATGGAAAATGCGCCCAAGATCGTGCCGCAGGAGCCTGCGCGCCGGTCTGACCCGGTGGAGGAGCTGGCCTCGCAGCTCTCGCCCCGGTCGGCTGACTGGGTCCGGCGCAATCCGCAGTGCGTAACGGACCCGCGCATGTACCAGAAGATGGTCGCCGCCCACAATCTGGCCGTCGCCGACGGGCTCCAGCCGGACACGGACGAGTATTTCGCCACCATCGAGGACACCCTGCGCCTGCGCAGCCGCGCCCCGGTGGAGCAGGACGACGACGCCATGTCCAGCGCCGCCAAGGTGACCCAGCGCCGCTACGCTCCTCCGGCGGCGCCCGTGTCGCGCGGCGGTAACGGGACTGGGTCACGGTCCAACGGTTACATCCTCAGCCCGGCTGAAAAGGAGCATGCCGCCGCGATGGGCATGTCCGAGAAGGCCTACTACGACAACAAGATGCTCCTCAAAAAGGAAGGGCGCCTGCAATGACCAACAAATTCCAACGAGTCCTCGCCGAAAAGTCGGCAAACACGGAGCGCACCCCAATGAGACCCGAACTGCGTGATGAAGACCCCCGCGCCCGCGCCGCAGCCCGCGCGGCCCAAATCCGCAACGACAACGGCGGCATGGACGAGGGCACCGACGAGTTCTACATCCCGAAGGACATCATTCCTGACGGCTGGACCTACGAGTGGAAGCGCCACACGATTTGGAACCAAGAGGACCCCGCCTACGCGGTGCAGCTCGCCCGCGAGGGGTGGGAGCCCGTCCCGGCCAAACGCCACCCGCAAATGATGCCCTCCAATTGGGACAAGGGCACCATTGAGCGCAAAGGCATGGTCCTCATGGAGCGCCCGTCCGAGATCTCGGAGGAGGTGCGCCGGATTGACTTGCGCAAGGCCCGCGAGCAGGTGCGCATCAAGGAGGCCCAGATCGCTGGCGCCCCCGAGGGCACCTTCACTCGCGACGATCCCCGCGTCCGCCCGAACATCAAGAAGACGTTCGACATGCCGATCCCCGAGGATCTCTAAGCACCGATCAGGGGGCCGTAACGGGCCCCCTTTTCTTTTGTTTCAAATGTGTATATGCTGCGTCTTCAAGGTCACTCTGTGCCTTACCTCCCCCCGGCGTGGGAGGTTCGCCTACCCCCGGCTTCTGAGCTTCCCCGGTGTGAAGTGACGAGCTTTTCCCGTAAAAAGGAGAACCCGTCATGGCGAATACCAATGCGCCCAACGGTTTCCAGCAGTATCAGGGCACTGGTTCGGCCCCGACCTATGAGCAGGTCGCGCTCTCCATTTCTCCCTCCAGCTCGACCAATCCCCAGATCTTCTCTGGCGATCCCGTCGCCCAGTTGAGCACTGGCTATATTTGCCAGCTCGGCACCAACAGCACCACCAACACCCCTGCGGCTGGCTCCGGCTACCTCGTCGGCGTGTTCATCGGCTGCAAGTACCTCTCGGTGTCGCAGAAGCGCCCCGTGTGGTCCAACTACTTCCCCGGCGTCGGCGACGTGAACTCCAACGCGGGCGTTGAGGCTTACGTCATCACCGACCCGAACGCGAAGTTCATCGTTCAGGCCGGTTCCACCGCCGTTGGCGTCGCCAACATCGGCGAGAACATCGGCGTGGCCTACGGCACGGGCACCGGCACCAACACGAACACCCTCGGCACCACGCCGGGCAACGTGTCCACCGGCATCTCGACCGCCTACGCTGACAGCACCAGCGTGATGGGCACTGCGGCGACCTATCCCTTCCGCATCGTTGGCCTCGCCAACTATGCCCCGGATGGCTCGAACCCGCTCCAGTCCATCCCCGGCAACGACTACACCGCCGCGTACAACCGCATCATCGTCTCGTTCAACAACACGGCGATGAAGTCCGGCGTTCTTGGAACCTAATAAGGAGTA